GCCAAACGCGCCTCGTTCATTGGGGGGCCGCTGACTGACCCGTCCAAGGGCCGCAAGGGTAACGTCGCCGTCCGCCACTTGGCTGTGCTCGACTACGACAAGGTCGACATGACGATCGGGCAGTTGGGGATCCTTGATATTGCCGGGCCGCTGTTCTACGCGGCCATTTACTCCACCTACCGCCACACGCCCGAGGAGCCCCGCCTGCGGGTGGTTGTGCCCCTCTCGCGCCCCGTGCTGGCCGACGAGTACCCGGCGGTCGTGGATAGGCTGGCGGCGGAGCTGCGGCTGGGTACGCCCGACAAGTGCTCCTACGTCATGAACCAGCTCATGTTCATGCCGTCGCACCAGCCCGGCGCGGAGCCGTTCTTTATGGCCATTGGCAACGATTGGTGGACGGTGCCCGACGACTTGGCCACGGTCGAACAGTTCAACGATCTGCAGGACGACGACTTCGACGACATTGACCAGCTCCTCGCCGAGCAGCCCCTCGACATCGAAGAGGCCGACATTGACACGTTGCTGGACAATTACGAGGCCGAGCCGCTGGACTACGACGAGTGGCTGACGGTCGGCATGGCGCTCTGGCACCAGCACCGGGGGGCCGATGAGGGCTACCAGCGTTGGCTCGCATGGTCGTCGAAGTCCGGCAAGCATGACCCCCGCCACATGCCGGTCAAGTGGCGCTCCTTCGGCGGCAGCAAGCGCCCCGTCACCCTTGCGACGGTCATCAAGCGGGCCGGCGGCCGCGACAAGGCCCTCGGCCTGCGCCCAGACAGCCCCGTCGTCGAAGACCTGCGCGAGCGAGCCCGCACGGTCACCTCACAGGCCGAGTACGCAGCAGTACGCGAAGCCGTGCTCGGACTGAGCGACGTCGCCCTGCCTGCAGCCATGCGTTCGGAGGTCTGCAAGATCCTGCACGAGCATTACGGCAAGGGCGTCGGCATGACGCTCTCAGAGGTCAAGAAGGACTTGGTCAGGGGAAAAGGTAAGAAGGGTAATCAACTGGCGTTGCCTATTACCCAAGACGTTCCGGCGTGGGCGCAGGACTGGGTCTATGATCAAAAGGACGCGACCTTCGATAGGGTCTCCGTCCGGCACTCCGTCGTCGCGCAGTCGTTCAGGACGACCTACGACCGCATGCCGGAGTGCGTCGCCGCCGAGACGGACGCGATCAGCTACGTCACGAAGTACTGCAACCTGCCGACCGTCGCCTCCAAGATGTACTGGCCCGGGGGCGGGACGATCTTCCAAACCGAGGACGGACTAGACCGGCTCAACACTTACGTCGACGACGGCGTGGAGCCCTGCGCGACGCTGGAGGGCGACGACGAGGCGCGGCGGGCTGTGGATAAGTTTCAGGGCCATCTGCGGCGCACAGTGCCCGACGAGCGCGAGCGGCGCATCGTCATGGACTTCATGGCCTACGTCTACCAGAACCCCGGCAAGCGCGTGCAGTGGGCGCTGCTGATGCACGGCATCGAGGGGAACGGGAAGACGTATTTCTTTACAGTTATGCAGTATCTGCTGGGATCCGCCGCCAAGGTGGTCTCGACTACGGCGATCAATAGTGAGTTCACCGGATGGGCCGAGGGCTCTGTCCTGATCAACGTCGAGGAGATTCGCATCGCTGGGACGAACAAGTACGCAATACTTGACAAAATGAAGCCGCTCATCAGCAACGATGCAATCACTGTTATCCACAAGGGCAAGGACGAGAAGCATATCCCGAACTTCACCTCGTACATGATGATGACGAACCACGCCGACGCCATCCCCGTGTCGGACAACGACCGGCGCTACTGCGTGATCTCGACGGCCTTCACGCGCAAGGAGGAGCTGTGGGAGGCCCACGGCGGCGAGAAGGGGACGGAGCGGTACTTCGCGGAGCTGTTCGACACTTTGGAAAAGCGCCCAGACGCTCTGGCGCGGATGCTGGAGGACTGGGAGGTGTCCGGGGACTTTTCACCGCGAGGCCGCGCTCCGATGACGATGGGCCTCATGCGCATGCGTGACCTGAACGTCAGCGACGACAGGGATATGGTCGAAGTGGCGCTCGACCAACATGCCTGCGAGATTGTGGGGCCGGACCTAATCGACGTGACGTACTTCAATCGTCTGATCGTGTTGGACGGTGGCGACGCGCTAAGATCTCGGGCGCTCGGGCACGTCCTCGGGGATATGGGCTATCAGCCGATAGACAAGCGGCGGGCGATGATTACAGAGGCTGGCGCGAAGGCTGCTTGCCACTACGTCTGGTACCGGGCCGGCAAGATGACATCAGACGAGGCTGTGCAGGCTGTGCGTGACTTCCACGCAGGCAAGGACGAGTTTCACGACGTCCCCTTCTGACGCTTCTGGCGGAGCGCGGGGGGCTGGATCCTCCGCAGCCCAAACCGCCATGTATGGTGGCTCAGGAACTCCGCTGTCTTGGTGACGCACTCTTCTTCGAGCTGGGGAAGTGCGACGTGCAGCAGCTCGTGGAGGAGCACTTCCTGCTGGAAACGCCCACGCAATCTTTCATCAATTTCGATCTTGGGCGGCTTGGCGTAGGCCCAGCCGTGAACGTTGTCACGTCCAAGTTTCTTCTCTACGATAGGTACTCGGCGGGGTGGCATGGCGGCCTCTTCGGTTGTCGCGCGGATGGTATCACCAATGCCTGACGTCTGGAAGCGGGGGAGGCAATATGCGCAAAGAGCCCAAATATGAGCAAAAGAAACTTTGCGCATATACTTTGAGCATATTTCGTAACTATTTGAAATTATTATTTTTTAAGGAATATTTCATATGAAATATGCGCAAATGCGCAAAATATTGTAAATCTCTATACACGCGAGAAACAAATTTTTTAGGGGGAAGGGGGAAATTTCATTTCTATATATAAATAGAATAGAAAATTTCGCGCATATTGAGCATATCGACCTGCAAAATTGCCGTTTACGATTTGCAAACAGTGGTTTAACCGTATGCGTAAAGTTTTGCGTTATGCTCATAAATGGAGAGGGTATGCGGAAGAAGCTCGTATCGAAGCGCCGGTGGCGTAAACGCCTGCTGATGGGCCTCTGGATCCCCGGCATCGTGATCTGGACGTTCAAGTGGTCTGCGCCGACAGGCTGGGAGTTGATCCCGCATCCCGAGGAAACAGACTTCTGGCGTCTCGTAAAAAAGGCCCCTGCTCAGGGGCCTTGATTTAGTTCCTGAAGGTGGCGACCATTTCGACGATCCAGTCGTCGTCTATCCTGCCGTCCCTGTAGGCCAGCAGCAGCAGGGCGGCTGATTGCGGGACCGGGTTAGTGCCACTCAGCCATAGCTGCACGGCGCGGGGTGTGTTGCCTGTCAGTAAGGCAATGTCTGAGGACGACATCTTCAATTCGTCCATGTACGCTTTGAATTGCTCTTTGGTCATCAGGAGTACATCTCCATCAGGGCCACTTTGGCGGCCTTCAGGGAGTAGGTGTGGCGGACGTTGCCGTGGACGCTCAGGGCGATCCAGTCGCCCATTTCGCGGTAGTGCTTGGCCTTGCAGGCCCAGCCGACTACGTTGCTTAGATAGGTCAGCTCACGGGTGCCGTCAGGCTTTTTGTCAGACCATTGAATTGCGCTCGGCTTGTCCATCAGTATCCCCTCCACATTCCTATAATTTTTTTGGTGCGCTTAATTGCGTCGTTTGGGTATGACCTGCCGATGTGTAGGATAGAGTTAAGCTCTTTGACCTTCCTATTGACGTCCACAAATTTTGTTACGTCGGTCGTCATTTCGTAGGTTATCTGGTCCATGGTAGCTGACAGATTTGATACAATGTCCTTGGCGTCACTGAAATCCTCTTTGTTGGATTTGATAGCGTCCAAGAGCATTGTTTTTCTTTTTTCGTATGTCCTGACCTCTTCGTTCTGTTTTTCTGATTCTTCGGATTTTTTCTTCTTTTTCTTTTTCTTTTTAACCTTAGAGCCTTCGCCGGCCTCTTCTAACGCCTCGGGTTCTTCTAACGCCTCGGGTTCTTCTAACGCCTCGGGTTTTTTGGTCTTTCTTGACTTTTTAGGTTTTGGCACGGGGATATAACTCAGATAGGCTTTTGCAAGCGTGTCTGCGGCCAATATTACTTCAAAGAAAACTTCCTCTTGGGTCGCTTTGATGATGGTGTTCATTGCCGTTCTCCATTGTAAGGTTGGCGGGGGCCGGAGCCCCTCACTTTGCCAATTCTATGTTTTTTACATGGCCCAGAAAGGTGGCTACATCGTCGCGATACCAATCCTCTGCGTGTTCGACGTTGTAGGTCATGCAGGTGATGTTGCCGTCCAAAGCGTTCCATGTCCATTTTGGATCGAGCCAAACGGTGACCTGATGATCCGGGCAGATTTCGATTTCGTCGATACGCGGATCACGTTTTGCGATGGTGCGGATGTATGCAGTGGTGAGTTTCATGTTTTAGCTCCTGAGTTTTGGGATGGGGCGGGGGACGAAGCCCCCGATTGTTAGGCGATGGTCACGGGGGCCTTTGACGGCTTCACGCGGATGGTCTCGATCAACGAGACCTTGGTGCAGGCTTCGACCTGCTCCTCTGTCAGCAGCTCGCGGACGAGCTTGGTGTCGAGGGTTGAACGCTCGGACAGGCCCAGCGATACGATTGCGCGTTCGCCGACGATCTCCTCGCGACCGAGGGACTTGATCTCGGCCTTCAGTTCAGCCTGCAGGCGCTGAAGGCCCTTGATCTCGGCGTCGAGGTCTGCGTAGCGGTCGGCGAGGGTTGCGATGTTGGTCATACTTAGTCTCCATGTGTTGCGGTCACCAGCGACCGTGAGATACCCATACGCGAATAAAATTCGCATGTCAACAGGGTTTGTAAAAATTGCGGCGAATTATTTCATTGTAGCTGTGTGGGGGCTCAGAGCCCCCAGTTCTCCGCGCAGATGGGACCGATGCCCGCTGCGACGCTGGCCGGATCGGTCAGTTCGCGGCCACAGCAGCAGCATGAGCCGGTTTTCTTGCCGAAGGCTACAGCAGCAGCAGTTGGGTCAGAAACGACGTCAGCGACGCTCTGAGCGCGTTCTGCGTCGCAGTCGCGAGAGGCGAAGAAACGACCGCTGCTGATCTTGCCGAGATAGTCGTGGCCGTCCTTGACGTACAGCGCACCTGCGTTGTGGCCATGGGCCGGGGCGGGGCTGATCGAAAAACCCTCGAAGCGCATCTTCGGGAACTTCAGGCCGGCAGCAGCGGCTGCGTCAAAGGCTGCGTGCAGCTTGGATGCGTCGACGGTAGGTGCCTGCTCGGCCTTGGAGGCACGCTGCGCTTCGCGCTCGGCGTCCTTGGCGATGCAGCGTTCCACCGCAGCCAACTGGCCCTCGGTCAGGTCGCCGTACTTCGCAACAGCTTCTGCGAGGCTCTGAGCGAACTCAAATCCGCGGGCAGCAGCCGCCTCGATCCACGCAGCGGCGGCAGGCTGAAACTGGCGGAACGTGTCCAGATTATCCTGACGGTTGCGGACCTTGCGGTCGGCGCTCTTGGCGCGATTGGCTGCGCGGGTCTGGCTGTCTGTCTTGTAGGTCTTGTGGCCGACGCCTTTGCAGGCGAAGCACTGGCCGACGACGCGGCCCATGTACGAGCGGAAATTGCCGGTGCCTGCGCACTTGGCGCATTTTTCGACGTAAGTCTCTTCGATGCGGTGAGCGTTGTTGCCTTCGATCATGTATGCAGTCATCTCAAATCTCCATGTCAGGTCACCAGCGACCGTGAGATACCCATACGCGAATAAAATTCGCATGTCAACAGGGTTTGCAAAAAAAAAATTGCGGCGAATTATCTCGCCGCAACCTGTTGTATTTATTAACAAATTAAACCGCCAATAAACCGCCAATAAACCGCCAATAAACCGCCAATAAACCGCCAATAAACCGCCAATAAACCGCCAATAAACCGCCGCAACCTTTTGTATTTATTAACAAATTAAACCGCCAATAAACCGCCAATAAACCGCCAATAAACCGCCAATAAACCGCCAAAAAAAAATCGCCGCGATTTGCGGCGATTTGTTTTCAGAAGACCTGCTGTTCGGTCCACGCTTCGATGTCGAAATTGATCGGCTTTGGATCCCGCATAAGCGCCTCGACGCATTCTCCGTAGCATGTGAACTGGTCGCCTGCGTTGGTGAGCCAGACCAGCGGGTTTTTCTTGCTCTGCCAGAACTGGCCGATGTCGCTGCCGTTCCGGGCGATGGTGTACAGGCCCAGCGCGGGGTTGAGCCTGATCTCTGTGATGATTGTAATCGTGTCCATATTCCCCTCTCAGTCAAAGCGGCAGTCGTCGCGGCACTCGTCCTCGACAAAGTCATCATACTTGTCCAGCAGAGCCTTTGCGAGGTCACTGCCTAGCGGGATTGTGTGCAGGTTGTCGTCATCCTCCCAGTCCACGTCCTCATCGAGGTTGAGGTCAACTAGGCGGATCAGGTGGGCCTCGTGAGTGATCGTGCTGCGGTCTGAGTGTCGCAGGTAATTGGCGCAGATGCAGCCGTAGTACAGGCCGCCGTTGAACTCAAACTGCTCGACCGGGACTTCGACGTTGCCGTGAACGATGTTAGCCATAATGTTTCTCCATGTAGCGGTCACCAGCGACCGTGAGATACCTATATGTGAATAAAATTCGTGTGTCAACAGGGTATGGATGGCTCACGCCACCCACATTTCTTTGTATTTCTTCTCACTGACGAGCTTGCCGTCGACGTAGATGCGAGCAGGAAACTGATTGAACAGCTTGCCTTTCGGGCTGCTCTTCAGGATGATCTGCTGATCCAACCGGATGTCGTGTCCGTCGCGGGTAGCGTGGACGAGGAAATTGCAGCCGCCGAACAGTTTGAACTCGCGGTACTCAACATCAGCCAGCTTGCCGGTGATCTTCTCGCGCCACTCGTTTGCGGCTGCTTCTGCATATGCTTGCGCGGCGGCGGCGACTTTGGCGTCGTTGAGCTTGTACTCGTAGCGGTTGTGGCTGACCTCAACTGCACTACACAGTGGTCGTATGGTCTCACCCCAAACATTGGCGCTTCCAGAATTGTACACGCCGGTGAGGGTCGTGCCGAACTGCTCAACCAGACGGTCAAATTGGCGACCCCATTGCGCGGCAACGCGGTCTGCGATGATCGGGATGAGGGCTTCGATGGCTTGTTCCATGTTCATTGTGGGTCTCCATGTAGCGGTCACCAGCGACCGTGAGATACCTATACGCGAATAAAATTCGTGTGTCAACTGTTAACGGGTTTACGCCAATTTTGCTAAATAATTGTTATTGTTTGTTTTTTCCTTATGGCGGATATTCTCTCAAAAAAAATAATATGCGCCATGCAGCTATCCACAGCGTGTATGGACTTTTTGCCTCGGTGCGCGTATTCTTATGTTGCTTAACGAGAGGGTAAAGCTATGAATAACAATATGTTAGAGAGTTTGGTACAACGCATCGAGCGGCTGGAAGACGAAAAGGCTGTGCTTGGCGCAGACATCAAGGACGTCTACGCTGAGGCCAAATCAAACGGCTTCGACGTCAAAATCCTGCGCAAGATCGTCTCGATGCGTAAGCAGGATCAGCACGCACGAGAGACCGAGCAGGCGCTGATCGAGACATACATGCAAGCCCTTGGAATGCTTGCAGATACGCCACTTGGGATGGCGGCTATAGAGCGCGAGAAAGCCAATGCCACGGGTTAAACCCGGAGTACCTCACAAGCCTGCTGGGCGTCCGACAAAGTATTCGCCGGACGTTGCGGCTGAGTTCTGCGAGCGCGTGATAACTGGCAGAGACCTGAATGATGTCTGCAGTGATGCTGATATGCCTTCGTATTCAAGCATTTATCGTTGGCGATTGGCGCATCCGGAATTTGATTTTCAATGCGCACGCGCACGCGAGGCGCTGGCGGATCATGAAATGCACGAGCTTAAAAGGCTCGCAGATGCCTGCACCGAGGACAATGTTAACTCAACTCGGGTTAAGTTGAACCATTATCAGTGGCGCGTGATGAAAATCGCGCCGCGAATTTATGGCGACGTGTCTCGCCATGAAGTCAGCGGGCCGGGCGGCGGGCCGATTGAGCTGAAGCCGGTCACGATTGACGTCGATCAATTGGCGGTCGAAGACCGTGACGCACTAAAGAGAGTACTGCTGATGACGCAGCAGCAGGATGGAACATATGCTGCACTACCTCAAGATACCGACGATAACGAGTGACCAGCGCGACACGTTAATGCGCAAATATCAAGGGCCTAGCACGCTGAAAAAGGTCGCCGATGAGTTAGAGCTGGACGTGAAGACGGCTCTCATCCATATTTACATTGCGCACAGGGATCCGATCCGAAAGGAAAACATATCCCGTGCTGAGATACGCAAGCACGAGTGCTTGATGCACGGACTTGATCTGCTCTATTCAGGAGGCCGCTGGTCATGACAAAACACGAATATCGCGACCGGGGCTGGCACTGGCAGTTCGGTTGGCTGCGGCGGTCTGAGCTGGACGAGGAAGAGCTGGGGTACTGTTATGAGCACCCGGACGGCGACCTGATCTATTCGACCAGTGACGAGCACGCAATCGCTATGTCGCTGGAAAAGTGGTATGATCCTGTAGCGGACGAGGAATATCTGCGGCTGGCTGAGACGACGGCTCCGTGGGGCAAACTGCGCAGGGACTGGGGCCGGAAGTGCAAAATGTCGCAATCATAGGCTCGCAGCGAGTCGACGTTGCCGGAACGCTGCGAGCGATCAGCAGAGCCGAATGCGAGGAGGATCTCGCCACTTTCGTGCGGCAGGCGTGGCACATCATCGAGCCGGGCCAGCCATACGTCCACGGCTGGCACATTGACTTTCTGTGCGCTCATCTGGAGGCGATCACCGACGGCATCGAGCTGGACGACGGCACGGCGTACAACCGCCTGCTGATCAACGTGCCGCCCGGCACCATGAAGTCGCTGCTTGTCGGCGTGTTCTGGCCGGCTTGGGAGTGGGGGCCGAAGGACATGGCGCACATGCGCTACGTCTGCGCCTCGCATAGCCTCGACCTCGCCATCCGCGACGGGCTGCGCATGCGCCGCCTGATCACGTCTGAGTGGTATCATGAGCGTTGGGGCGACCGCGTCGAGTTGACCGGCGACCAGAACCAGAAGACCAAGTTTGAAAACAGCGCAACCGGCTTTCGGCAGGCGGCTGCCGCAGGCTCGATCACCGGCTCCCGCGGCGACCGGGTTATCATCGACGACCCGCACAGCGTCGACGGCGCGAACAGCGACCAGCAGCGCGAGAGCGCAACGCTCTGGTTTCAGGAGGCTGTGCCAACCCGCCTCAACAACCCTGACCGCAGCGCCATCGTCATCGTCATGCAGAGGCTGCACGAGGACGACGTCAGCGGCGTGATCCTCGACCGTCAGCTCGGCTACGATCACGTCATGCTGCCAATGGAGTACGACCCGCGCCGGGCAATGCCTACGCGCCTCGGGCTGGAGGATCCTCGGCAGACCGACGGAGAGCTGCTGTTCCCGCAGAGGTTCCCAGCGGACGTCGTCGAGCGCGACAAGCGCGTGATGGGGCCATACGCGACCGCTGGGCAGTTCCAGCAGGAGCCTGCGCCTCGCGGCGGCGGCGTGATCAAGGCCGACTGGTGGTCGCTCTGGCCCCGCGACGCATACCCGCCGATGGACTACGTCGTGGCCAGCATCGACACAGCCTACACGACCAAGACCGAGAACGACTACAGCGCAATGACCGTCTGGGGCGTCTTCTCCGGGGATCTCGACAGCGCCACAGCCGACAATTGGTCGGACCGAGACGGCAACCGGCGCAGCCGTATGCGCGAGGCCAGCCGCTTCGACGAGGGCTTGCGGATCAAACATCTGCTGCCGGACGATCCACAGTCGACGCCTCGCGTCATGCTGATGCAGGCGTGGCAGGAGAGGCTGGAGCTGGCCGATCTTGTGGCAAAGATTGCCAAGACCTGCCGGGCCATGAAGGTCGACAAGCTGCTGGTCGAAGGGAAGGCGTCGGGCCTGAGCGTCGCGCAGGAGTTGCGCCGCCTCTACGGGCACGAGGACTGGGCCGTGCAGCTCATCAATCCGGGCAGCATCGACAAGCTCGCCCGCCTGTACAGCGTTCAGCATTTGTTCTCTGAGGGCATGATCCACGCGCCGGACCGGAGCTGGGCCGACATGGTCATCCGCCAGTGCGAGGTCTTTCCGAAAGGTAAGCACGACGACTTGGTCGATACGGTCAGTCAGGCTCTGCGCCATATGCGCGAGACAGGCTTGCTCGTCAGGGCTCCCGAGCGTATAGCTGAGATTGACGCTGGCCGACGCCAGCGCGGCAAGGCACCCGCGCCGCTTTATCCTGTCTGAGGTTTGAAATGACTGAGTTTATTGGCGCAAGCGCCGTCGTAGACGTTATTCGCCCCGCCACTCCGCGGACGCTCGGGGCCTTCAAAGTGGAGGTCTGGGGCCGCCAGCCGCACGACTATGTCCGCATCTATGAAATCTCGGCCAAGAATGATACAATCGCCGCACAGCAGGGCATACAACGCTTTGTTAAAGAGATTGGGGCCATGCTGGCCGAGCAGAACGCAGGGAACTGATTATGCCGACACCGGGCCTCGTAAACCCGTCCATTCGCCTGCCGGGGCTCCCCGAGCCGAATATGGCCGACATGCCTGACGTGATCATCGAGGCCGGCGAAGACGTTCCTGAGATCAATTCTGATGGCGAGATCCTCCGCATCGAGCACGACGACGGTTCGGTGACTGTCTCGCTTGACGGACAGCCCATTGACCGCAAAGAGCGGCGGCAGGAGCAGTGGTTCGATAATCTGGTGGAAGACATCCCGCAGACCGAACTGGGCCGCATTGCCGACGATCTGCTGCGAGGCATTGACGATGACATCGACAGCCGCAAAGAGTGGGTCGAGAACCGGGCGACCGGCATCAAGCTGCTCGGCCTGAAGCTGGAGGTGCCGAACCTGCAGGGCGCGTCTGAGGGCGCACCGGTCGAGGGCATGAGCCAAGTCCGCCACCCGCTGCTGCTGGAGGCCGTGCTGCGTTTTCAGGCCAATGCCCGCAGCGAGCTGCTGCCGACCGACGGGCCGGTCAAGATCCGCAACGACGACAATACACCGACGCTGCAGGAAGACCAGCTCGCCAATGCGCTGGAACGCGATCTGAACCACTACCTGACCAGCACCGCGGCCGAATACTACCCCGACACCGACCGCATGCTGCTGATGCTCGGCTTCGGCGGGACGGCCTTCAAGAAGGTCTACTTCTGCCCCCTGCGTGGCCGCCCGGTCAGCGAGAGCGTCGATGCTGAAGACCTGATCGTCAACAACGCTGCGACCGACCTGCGGAACGCCAAGAGAATTACGCATCGCGTAATGATGCGTTCATCGACCGTCCGCCGCCTGCAAATTCTCGGCGTCTACCGCGACACTGATCTGTCGGCTCCGAAGGAGGCGCAGCTCGATGCCGCGCAGCGGGAAAAGCGCTCGGTAGAAGGAATATCTGAGGGCGTGTTCCGCCCAGAAGACCGCGACCGGGAAATATATGAGTGTTACTGCGAGCTGGACATCCTCGGCTTCGAGCACAAATACAAGGGCAAGATCAGTGGCTTAGAGGTTCCGTATCGCGTCACCATTGACGTCTCGACCCGCGAGATTTTGTCGATTGTTCGCAATTACGACATGGACGAGGCCGAACTGCCGGAGGCGAGGCAAAACTTCGTCAAGTACACGTTTGTCCCCGGCCTTGGGTTTTACGACATCGGGCTGCTGCATATCCTCGGCAACACGACCAATGCCATTACTGCTGCTTGGCGTGAGATGCTGGACGCGGGTATGTACGCCAACTTCCCCGGCTTCCTGTACGCCGACACCGGCGCACGGCAGAACACAAACATCTTCCGCGTGCCGCCCGGCGGTGGCGCTCTGATCAAGACCGGCGGCATGCCGATCAATCAGGCTGTCATGCCGCTACCCTACAAGGAGCCCGGCGCTGCGCTGATGAACTTGGTCAACAACATGGCCGAGACCGGCATGCGCATCGGCGGAACGAGCGAGCAGCAGGTCGGAGAGGGCCGTGCAGACGCCCCGGTCGGCACAACGCTGGCGATGATTGATCAGGCCACTAAGGTCTTGAACAGCGTCCACAAGCGCATGCACACGGCGCAGGCCGAGGAGTTCTCCCTGCTGGTCCGGACGTTCAAGGAAAATCCCGAGAGCTTCTGGCAGAAGCAGGACGCCATGACGAACCAGTGGGACGAGCAGACGTTCTTGAAGGCGCTGGACGACTGCGATCTGGTCCCGCAGGCGGATCCGAACACGGCCAGCCACGCGCAGCGCATGATGAAGATCATGGGCCTGAAGCAGCTTCAGGCTGCTAATCCGAGCCTGTATGATCCGATTGCCATCGACACTGCCGCCCTGCAGGCGATGGGCTGGAGCAATCCGCAGCAGTTCATGGTGCCTCCGGGCGCACTGGCCGCCAAGCCGCCGCCGGAGCAGCAGGCGATCCAGAAGATGCTGGAGATCAAGCAGAAGGAAGCCGACGCCAAAATGCTCACGGCGCAGGCCAATGCCGCGCAGAAGGGTCAGGGCCAGCCGCAGGATCCGATGATGCAGCAGTTGGAGGCTGCAAAGACGCAGGCCGAGATTGCCAACATTCAGGCTCAGGCGCAGAAGACGGGGGCCGAGGCCGCCCAGCTCGGTGCGCAGCAGCCGGGGCAGGAGATGGACCCGCTGAAGATGATGGACATGCAGCTCCGTCAGCAGGAGATGGACATCAAGCAGCAGGACATGCAGCTCGACGCCATCAACCGCAAGCGCGACCGCGAAAGCCGCGAGCGCCTCGCCGCCGTCAGGCTGGCGGAGGACATCGCCAAGAACCCGGCGGGCATGCCGGTGATCGAAAGCGTCTTGGAGCCGGGCATGATCCAGCGGCTCGAAGCAAACGAAGCGCCACTAACCGGGGAGGGGGAAGTGCCACAGGTGCAGGAGGGTCTTGGACCGCTGCTGCCACCTGAACAGGAGCAGTAGGGAATGGACGATTACACCCTCTTCAGCCGCCGCCGTCTCGTCCCATATGGCCAGTCTTACGCTCCTGAAAGCGGTGGCCGCTTTGAGCAGGGTGCGATGCGCATTCGCCAGATGCAGCGTGCGCAGGAGCAGGCGGTGCGCCGAGCGGCAGAGATTGCCGCAGAGGCTCGTCCACTGACGGTGAGGCCCTCGTATGAGCCGGTCGTGGACGAAGAGTACGGGCCGAAAGTAAAAAGCACTCTGCGGGCTGGAAATATTTACAAACCAGTTCCCGAAATGGGAAACACTCGGCCCCGGGCGCAATTGCCTTCGTGGGTTGCCAACAGAGGATTGGCGGTCGCGCCATTCAACATTGGCGACAAGAATAGCCCGACGCTTCCGTCTTTTGCATACGCAGACAGGCTTGAGCCCAATACCCCGCAGAACGTTGTAGATCGCGCCATTGCCACCGCCAAAGGCATTCCGCAGCAGGTCTACAAGGCCGTTACAAGCCCAGCGGCGACCGCCAAGGCCATCGCCAACGCTGTCCTGAGCGGAGAAGACTACCAGTCTTCAGGCGAGCCTGTTGTCCAGAACGGCGTCATCAACTGGGGCGACCCGGACAACGCCGCAGATTTTTTCCGTGCCGACAAGGCGCTGCAGGAGCTGCGCCCCTACGTTGAGCCTGAGACGCCGCCGGAGCCCGCAGATGAGGGCTACTCCAATGGCGGCATTGTCAGTGGCCTGCTGAACGAGGTTGCAGACTTCGTGAACCCCGGCTTTGCGGGCGGCGGAGAAGTCGAAGGCGAGTACGATTACATCGAGCCGGAGATGATCTACGACGACGAGTACGACTACGTCGAGCCGGAGCTGGTCGAGGATCTCGACGGCTTTGCAGACGGCGGCCCTGTCCTGCTGCAGGACGAATACCCGACAGAGTATATGCCGGAGGTTGGCCGTCAGGTCATGGCCGATGGCGGAATGAGTGACCGCGCCAGAATGCGGCAGTCCGTAGCAAGCATCCAGCCGCGTGAAGGCGAAGAGGTTAAGGCTGACGGCGAGGGCTGGCAGCGGGCGCTGCAGAACTATCGCAACTTCCCGGTGCGTCCGGGCGAGGCGACTGTTCGTCCAAGAGATGATTGGAGGGCAAAAGCCGCGGCGGTCATTGCGGGCGAAGGCGGCCCGTCTTACGGATCAGAGCTTCGTAGGCGTGCCGGTGAAGCTCTATTTGGCCCGACGTATGGTGTTGGCCTTACAGACGTTCTCGCTCTTCCTACAGTGATTGACGCTGCACAAGCATATCGCAAGGGTAATACAGGGGAGGCCGCTATTAACGCCGCGACCCTTGGCATTCCTTTTGCCGCGGCTGCTCGCAAACCAATTGGCGCGGCCCTTCGTACAGCACGCGACGTGCTTGCGTCACCTGCAGGGAAGGCCGCCGCCGCTGGCGCAACGGGCGCAGCAGTGATGTCTCCCGATGATGCTGAAGCAGGAAAATTAGATATAGCGAAAAAGATAGCTTCTGCGGTTATAGGGCACAATAGTGGGTTGGGGTCTCAGACCTATAATGCCGTCGCTCCGTCAGAAGCGGATCTTGCAAAAGTTGCTGCCCAAATATCTGCTCGGAATAAACTTCTAAGCCCGTTATCCTCTGACCCAGAAATTGTAAAAGAGGCTCTTCGTATCTTAGAAACTTACAAGGTGCCAAGCGGTTCTGAGTTTGGCAGTGGAACATACTTTAAGACAAAGCCTCCAATGGCTGTTTCAGATGTGACTGCAGACATATCTCCTCTTCCCGGCATAGTACCTCATCGTCCAAAACAAGGTAGCTGGGAAGATTTCTACAACGTTGGTAAAGGCGGATCATTTCTAAATGTTGGCGGTGACCGTTTAAATCAGGGAGTTTTAACTTCTATAAATGGGCAGCCAACCGCGTGGGCGGTTAAATTACATGGTGGCCCAAAATATATGTTGGAGGGTAACCCCGGAGCAGTGTGGGCAAACGCCCCCAGTCACACGACTTCGTTTGAAAACAAAATAGCGGCTCTTAGTGAACGAGGGCCAGTTTTTGGTGTGTATTCCCCGATGGGTCCAACGGCGGTCGATAGCTCCGTCGATTTTTTTAATGCTATGATGTCTCAGATACCGGGGTCTAAAATAACAAAGAAAGCTGCAAAGGCTTTTGATGCTGCTGTAAAGAAAGGAACATTCGTTCAAAAAGTAGAAGATAGAGAAAGAGTAGCCAATCTGATGAAAGAAAATTGGCCGGGCATATTAAACATAAAAACAGAAGAAGATGCTCTTAAAGCCGCAAATATTTTTACGAGCGCTACTCATAGGGCAGACCTTATGAAGTTAATGGAAAAGACTGAGTGGCAAAAACTTGGTTTTCCAAACGTAGGTGTGACTCGCGCTGCAGTAAGTGACCCTGAATTTAAAGTATCTCCGCAAAATGTTCTTGGAGGAAGAATAGTTGAGTTCGACACTGCCGGTAAAGTGAAGCCGTCTCTTGTTTTTGAACATCCAACTTATCCCAGTGTATCTGCTGGAAGATACACTATGGATGTTCCCCTACTACCAACACAGGACGTAGCGCCGACACCGACGCTTGATCTACTGGGTCGAAGAACAAAATCTGGCGAGATCATGCACCCAATGTCTCCGGATTCGCGTGGTCGGAGTTCCTCAAGAAAAATGTTCACCGAACAGAAACAAGCACAACCGATAAATGAAGAGTTCATAAACAGCGTTGGTAATGCTGTAGAACGGATAAAAAAATACGGCTTCGCCCACGGCGGACCGGTAGAAGAGCGCGACGGCTATGCGGGCGGTAGCGCAGTCGTGTCGAAGGCGTTGCGTAAGATTTTAGATAACCTGAAGACGTTCAAAGATCCGGAGTCTACAAAGATCAAGGATTGGCAATGGCGTCCGGTTTCTGATGTCGCAAAAGATGTTGGTTCTACTGAAATATCTCCGCACGTTCTAAAATATGGCGACTTTATGCGCGAGATGATCGAGAAAGGTCGAAAGGGCGACATAACAGATCGGGATTTGCTCAAGGCTTATACGACTACAATGGCCAGCATCCAGCGCCGTGCCTCTGACACAAATAAGATCCGTTCTCTGTCTGGCCTGCCTCTTGCTGACGCAGAAGCAAAAATTCGTCCAGAAGGGGCGTGGGCAGAATGGCTAAAGTCTGCTGCGGGGCAAAAGTTTCTTGATGAAGGGGTAAAAGGTAATCTGTCTCAAGACACTGTTGATCAGGCAATGAATCTAATTCGTGGGTTCGGTCTTCAAAACCGACAGGCAGAAGCTATGGATTTTGCCGTCAGGAACTTACCCGGACGAGCAGAAAAAGCTAACGATTTGATTTACCGTGGCGGTCAGGGCGCGTCGTCTCCAGACGAATGGAGAGCGTTTACTTCTGATTTGCGCGGCATCGGCCCTGCTAAATCCGGCTTCTATGCAGCAACGCTCGGTCGTGGCGATCTTCCTACATTAGATGCTCGTCAAATCATTTTACATACTGGCATGCCGACAGAAGCCTCTAAAAAAATTTTAGGTAGGTCTTTTCAGGGGCAAAAATCTTTTGGGGCATTGGAGGGTGTAGATCGCCTTGCTGCTCGGCAAAAGGCGATGAACTTGGGTTTGCCTTCGGAGTATGAGCCACTTCGCCAACATCTCACGCATCATGAGATTTGGGATAAGACCGCTGGTGAGAAGACAACACATAAAGACATAATTGATGCAATGCTCGGTTACGCCCACGGCGGACCGGTAGAGGAGCGCGAAGGCTATGCGGGCAGGGGCAAGGTTGTCTCTGACGCACTGGAAGCGGCACTCAATCTTGTTAGAGGCGGGAAAAAAGTATTCCCTAAACCCGAAAGAATGTTTCCTGAAGGAGCAAGGCCGCCGGGAGGAGAATATATTGATCCTGCCACTGGAGAAATATTGACTGGTATGAAGCCGTCTCGCGCTGTCATTGGCGTAACTCCAGATGGAAAACCTATATTTATGGTGGATCCGGTTCAGGCAGAAGTTACGGGTTCTCCCGGTAAGGGGAGCGCAAAAACAAAAACAAATCTTTACAGGAAAAGTACCGGATGGAAGTGGATAGACGTTCCGAAGGGATATGAGAACGTGTCCACCCTAGTTAGCGCAGAAAATAGACAAAAACACTACTTCGCCCTTGGAGCAGATTTTCCTAAAGGCGTTGATCTTGAAAAATATCCCAATCAGAAAAGCGAGCCACGGCTTAAACCAACAACGCAAGGCAATGTGTACCCCGGCAACGAGGTTGGAAGGATATACTCAAAAGGTAAAGAGCATCCGGTATATGATATGCTGACGATCCGCAGTCTTTTACCCGCGGCTTTGGGTGCAGGCGCAGTGCTTTCGTCGGATCAAGGTTCTTCAGAAATTGGTTCTCCGCTGCCGGAGCCAAGCAAGGATTAGGCAGCGACCGGGGACGCCCGGCAACACTCCAAGGAGAAACACGCGATGTATTATGATATTGCAAAGAAGGCCCGAGAGGCCCTCAAGTCCAAAGCCCGGCGCATGGCCGGTGGCGGCGACGAAAACCCCGGCAGCCAGAACTGGTCCCCCGCCAGCCCGCTGAACGCTGGCGTGAAGGCCGGCATGCGGCCCCTGTCGAAGGATCCGGCTGTCAAGAAGTCCGGCCTGAAGGCCAAGGGTGCGGAAGGCGTCAAGCACGCTGGCCGCAAGGCTCGCAAGGCTGGCGGCCGCCTCGTCAATGAGGAGAAGAAAGAGGCCAAGGACTTCGCCATCGCTACTGCTAACAGCAATAAGAAGAAAGCTAACGAAGAGCGCGAAGGCGTCAAGCACGTCGGCGGCATGAAGAAGGGTGGCCGCGCAAAGAAGGAAGATGGCGGGAGCGCCGTTCCGCCCATGACGGCTCGGGAACGAATTGATGCCAAGTTGGGAACAGGGCCAAAGAGCACATTCACTGGCGATGCTGGTATCCGTTATACCGCAAAAGAACGCGACGCTATAGATAAAGCCGCAGCCGCAGCCGCTGCTGCCGCAGCTCCAAAAACCACAGTGCGCCGCAGCGAGAGTGTGACGCCGTCGCAGTCTCGCACTGTCGGTCCCGATCTTCTTAATGAGATGACATCCAAAGAATACCGGCAGGAGTTGGAGAGCGCCCAGACCGGCATGAAAAAGGGTGGACGCAGAAAGAAGATGAACGGCGGACCGATGGGCCAGCTGGTTATGGATCCGCGTCTTGGCATGGTGTCTGACAAGATGATGAACTTTGGCGTTGGCTCTTCGGGCAGTCCATACAAAAAAGGCGGCAAGGCCGAGAAGTTTGAAGGCTCCAAAAAGGACGAGGCGCAGGACAAGAAGCTCGCCAAGAAGCACAAGATGTCGATGAAGGATTGGGAAGCATCCGACATGGACAAGAAGCATGACAAGCAGGAGAGCATGAAGGGCTTGAAGAAGGGCGGCAAGGCAGAGCGCCCCGGCAAGTTCTATGGTGGCGGCCTCGGCATGGGTGGCGCAATGCCGGCCACGCCGTCTATGAATGGCCAGCAGGACGTTGCGGCGATCATGCGTGCCCTGCAGAATCCCGCAGGCCCGCTCCGCGGCATGCAGAACCCCGGCGCAATGATGCGGAAGTCCGGTGGCCGTACCAAGAAGGGTAAGACCAACGTCAACGTCATCATCAACACCGCACCGCCGCGGGGCGCGGACATGCAGCCGCCTCCGGGCGAGCCGGGCGGTCAGCCGTCGCCAGTAATGCCTCCTCCGGGCGCTGGTGCTGGCCTTCCGCCGGGCATGGGCATACCTCCGGGCGCTGGTGCTCCGCCACCTCCGCTTCCGGGCGCTGGTGCTCTTCCCCCGGGCCTCATGGCTGCAATGGGCCGCAAGCGCGGTGGCCGGACTGTGGTTAAGTCCGCCGCTGATTTGACTGCGGGCGCTGGTTCGGGTGAAGGACGTCTACAGAAGACCGCACTGCAGAAGGCAAAGCGGTAAGGCGTTTGCCCGGAGAGATAGGACATGGCTCTCCGGCAGACAAGAGACGGTCGGCGTTCGCCCTCTCGCGCTGGCCGTCTCACTCTACCGAGGGGGCGTAAAGAGGGGGCTCTCTTTGTTTACATACCAGTCCTTTTTTGAGCATGAGCTTAAAAAGCTCATCCAAGAGGCCGTTGAAGCCCGCAAGGAAAATCTTGCGCTCGGCAACGGTACTGTTGATTTCGCTGCATATCGCAACCAAGTTGGGGTTGTAGCGGGTCTCAGGCTCGCTCTGGAGTTGTGCGACGAGGCGAACCGTGTGTGTGAGCAGAAAGAGCGTACCGGATAAGAGAGGACGAGTATGTCGAAGATAGCAATGCTTCATGAAGCCGATCCCGCCGACGCCTTGCGCAGGGAAATCGGCGACATAAGCAAAATCGAGATGTTCAACACGCAGGTTTTGGTTGGCGTCTACATCCGCCCAGAGAAAACACGCGGCGGCATCCTGCTCGATACCAAGGAAGACCGCTTTCAGTCGAAGGTCGGCCTTGTTTTGGCCAAGGGGCACAGCGCCTTTGAAGAGAGTGACGGTAAATGGTTTGACGGGAAAGAGATAAACGTCGGCGATTGGCTGTTTTTCCGCCCGTCTGACGGCTGGAACATCACCATCAATGGGGTTTTGTGCCGAATTTTGGACGATATTTCGTTCCGCGGTCGCATTGCGCACCCGGATCAGGTTTGGTGAGGGAGAAACAGATGGCTAATAAAGATGAACACGTCGACGTGCCGTTGGACGACGAAAAAAACGCTCCGTTGGAGGTTGTCGCCGACGAAAAGGACGAAAAAGTAGCACGGTCAAGCAAGGATGACGTTGAAGTCGTTAAAGATGACGACGAAAGCGACATAATTGCCCCTGAAGACGGCATTCAGGAGCTTAAAAGCCGCCTTGAGGCCGAGCGTCAGGCTCGATTTGAGGCGGAAAAGCAGGCCAGAATCGCCCAGCAGTACGCTGTAAACGCAGCAAACGAAACGCAGGACACCAACTACCACTTGGTTGTCAATGCGATTGAGACTGTAAAGCGAAACAGCGAAATCCTGCGACACGGCTACAGTGAAGCGATGGCTGTTGGCGACTACGAGAAGGCTGCTGAGATACAGGAGGGCATGTCTGTCAATGCAAACCGACTTATGGAGCTGGAACGCGGACGGCAGGCTATGGAAAACGCTCCTCGGCAGCAGTATGAGCCGCCCATGGATCCGGTCGAAAGTCTCGCGTCGCAGTTGTCGCCGCGAAGCGCCGAATGGGTGCGTAAGAACCCGCAGTGTGCCGAAGACCCGCGTCTCTTTCAGAAAATGGTCGCCGCACACAATCTGGCGGTCGCCGACGGCTATTCGCCCGACACGGACGACTATTTCCACAAGATCGAAGACACAATGGGTCTCGGCAAGCGGATTACTGTCCAAGAAGACGATGACGAGCCAATGTCGGCGGCAGCAAAGCCCACGCAGAGGCGTTCTGCGCCCCCTGCAGCGCCTGTCAGCAGGTCTGGTAGTGGCGGCGGGTCTCGGCCCAATGTCGTGCGTCTGAGCCGGGAGGAGGCCGAGACGGCCAGAGACCTTGGCATGACAGAACAAGAGTACGCGAAGAACAAAATGTTGCTTCGCAAAGAAGGTCGCCTGAACTGAGGAGAGGGTTATGGTTAGCAAGTTTCAAAAAGCAATCGAAGAGCAGCGGGCGGCATCAGCACCCGTAGTAGAGCGTGAAGAACCGGCTCGTCCGGCGGCAAAGGACATGGACCCCCGCGCCCGCGCAGCGGCCCGTGCCGCAGAACTAAAGCAGCATCTGGGTGATCTGGACGAGGGGACTGACGAGTTTTATGTCCCCGCCAGTCTGGTGCCGGATGGTTGGACCTACGAGTGGAAGCGCCACAAGGTGTGGAACGAAGAGGATCCTGCCTACATCACGCAGCTTGCACGCGAAGGCTGGGAGGCAGTGCCGCTCGACCGCGACAGGGATCACATGGCGATGATGCCAAAGGGCTGGGCCGGCAACACTATCGAGCGCAAGGGTATGGTGCTGATGGAGCGTCCAACGGAGATTTCCGAAGAGATCAGGTCCATTGAATTGCGCCGCGCACGCCAGCAGGTACGGGTCAAAGAGGCCCAGCTCGCAGGGACGCCGGAAGGCACATTGTCGCGAGATGATCCGCGTGTTGCTCCGAAAATCAAAAAGAGCTTTGACATGCCAATTCCAGAAGACCTGTAAATCTTTGGAATTACAACAAAAAAGGGCCGCAAATACGCGGCCCTTTACTTTTACATTATTAACCAATATCTTGTTAACAAGGTCTATGACCCGCTCTCCCCCGGTGTGGAGAGTTAATCTTGAAAATAGCCGCTAGTCGCCCCGGTGCGCGATGATCGAGGCAATCCTTCAATAGGAGATACCGTAATGGCGAATAGCAATACGCCCTTCGGTTTTAGCCAAGCCAGTGGCACCGGCTCTGCTCCCACTTTCGAGCAGGTGTCGATGGTCATTGACAAGGACGACACGAACGCTGTGTTCAGCGGTGACCCCGTCGTTCCGCTGAATACCGGTTACATCGCACAGGCGGCGTCGAACTCTGTGCAGGTTGCAGGAATTTTTGTCGGTTGTAAGTATCTTTCTGTCGCTCAGAAGCGCACCGTATGGTCCAACTACTGGCCCGGTGCCGACGCCTCTGCGGACGTCACCGCTTACGTCGTAAACGATCCGAACGCCAAGTTCGTTGTCCAGACCGACGCAACCGGCGCTGCCTTTGGCGACATCAACAGCAACGTTGGTTTTGCAATCGGCATTGGCACGACGGCTAACGGCCTCTCTGGCGCTTATATCGACATGAGCACCAAAGCCACGACCAACACGCTGCCTTTCCGTATCGTCGATCTCGTCACGGCCCCTCCGGGTGCTCCGGGGACCGAGGCAGGCGCGTACAATCGTGTTGTTGTAGCCTTCAACAACGTCTCTACTAAGCAACTGCTTAGTGTCGGCTAAAAGGAGTAAGGACCAATGGCTGTAAATCTCAGTTCCATTAAAGACCTTCTCCTGCCCGGTCTCCGTGGCATTGAAGGCAAGTACGAGCAGATCCCGTCGCAGTACGACAAGATCTTCACGAAGCACGACTCGAAGATGGCTCTGGAACGCACCGCTGAAATGCGCTTCCTTGGCTACGCTCAGTTGAAGACTGAAGGCGGTCAGACGTCGTTTGATAACGGCGCTGGCGAGCGTTTCATCTACAATCAGGAGCACGTCGAGATCGGTCTGGGCTACGCGATCACTCGCAAGGCCATTGACGACAACCTGTACAAGAGCCAGTTCGCTCCGTCGAACCTCGGCCTGATGGAGTCCTTCCAGCAGACCAAGGAAATCTACGGCTCAAACGTGCTGAACACCTCCACGACGTACAATGCGTCTATCGGCGGTGACGGCAAGGCTCTGGTTGCTGCAGATCACCCGATTGATGGTGGTTCGGTGTCGAACTACACCACCAACGACCTGAACGAAGCTACGCTGCTGAACGGCATGATTGCCATTCGTACTAACTTCCGCGATCAGGCCGGCCTGAAGGTGTTCGCTCGTGGTCGTCGTCTGGTTGTTCCGCCGGCTCTTGAGCCGGTTGCAATCCGCCTGACGAAGACTGAGTTGCGTCCGGGTACTGCCGACAACGACGTCAACGCGATCATGTCGACTGCGGGTGGCCTGCCGGAAGGTTATATGGTCAACGACTATCTGACCAACGCTCGCGCATGGTTCCTGCTGACGAACATTGATGGTCTCTCCTACATGGAGCGCATCAAGTTTGAAACAGACATGCAAGTCGACTTCACTACAGACAATTTGCTAGTGAAGGGCTACGAGCGTTACTCGTTCGGCTACTACAACTGGCGTGCCATCTACGGCGCGATCCCGACCTAATCGGTCAACGGGGCGGGGCTTCGGTCCCGCCTCTTTATTCTAGGTGTCATAGATCACGCAGACCGGCCTAGCGGACGCTGCACAGACTGTGTGATCGTATCGTGCAGGAGGTTCCTATGGGAACGACTACTTTCACTGGTCCCATCAAGGCTGGTGACATCCTCAATACTTCCGGCTCTACTGTTGGTACGGACGTTGCCAACGTCGGCTATGTTGTCATGGCGCAGACTTCTGCTGTGTCACAGGCCAGCTCTGCCACCACCATTGTGGTCCCGGCGGCCAGTCAGATTCTCTCCATTGATCTGAATGTTTTCACCGCATGGGATGGCGTTGCCAGCACCTTGGGCGTTGGTACTACGGCTTCCGCCACAAAGTTTACTGCTGCGGCTGCTGTTGATGGCGGAACAATTGGCATTGTTGCTGCTGCTCCCGGCGCTGACGCAACTCGCGCAGGCAACTGGGTGGATGTCGGCGACACTGACGTGAAGGTCACCGTTACTTCGACCAACACTGGCGCGGGTGTCGGATGGCTGACGGTTCAGTATATTCAGGCTATCGGCAACATCTAATCGGACCAATAGGAGGTTCCCATGAAAGGTAAGCGTATTTCCCCCGAGCGTTCCAAGGTCGGCAAGAAGGTCGTCATGGACACTGCTATGAGCACCAAAGACGGCTTCAAGAAGGGCGGCAAGGTCGGCATGAAGGCTGAAGGCGTAATGTCTGCAGCTCACGCTGGTCGTAAGCCCCGCAAGTCTGGCGGCGGTGTTTTTTCTTCTGCTCATGGCGGTTCTCCGCGTGGCAGCGCAAGTCATTACTGATCTCGCTCCCCTCCCACTGGTCAGTAATGTAACGGGGGGTCTTTGTGCCCCCCGTCTTTTCTTTGGAGAGTAACATGCCCGGCGCGTGGACTAGGAAAGAAGGCAAGAACCCCGAAGGTGGGTTGAACGAAAAGGGCCGCGCCTCGTTGAAGGCGCAGGGTCACGACATTAAGCGTCCGCAGCCGGAAGGCGGCTCGCGCAAGGACAGCTTCTGTGCTAGAATGACTGGCATGAAACGAAAGCTGACTGGTTCTGCAAAAGCCGCAGATCCGAATAGCCGGATCAACAAGTCGCTCAGGAAGTGGGATTGCTGACATGGCCGACAAACCTTTTTGGGAAAAAGACGCCCCGAAGGACGCCAAGGAAAAGAACTTGAGCCGTAAGCAGGTTCAGTCTGCCAAGGCCAAAGCCCGCGCTGCCGGCAGGCCATATCCCAATCTTGTAGACAACGTTTCTGCCGCCAGAACCGGCGCTAAGAGGTAGATGAGATGCAGTACAGGACAATCAGCCTAACCGACGCGGGCCGCAGCGCCATTATCGTAGTGGACGACTTCCAGCCCGCCTTCAACATTGGTCTTGCCGCGAAAATAACGGCTGGAACTCCGACATTCAGCATTCAATATTCTCTGGATGATCCAGATGCTGAAGGATACAGCGCCGCATCGGCAACTTGGTTCAGCGTCACGGGTCTTTCGGGCGTTTCAGCCAATTCGTCCGCTGGCCTCGCTATTCCTTGCCGTGCTATATCTATTTACATGGCTCCAGCACAGACGGGCACAGTTGAACTTAATGTTGTGCAGGCTGGCCCAATCTAGGGGTTTACCTGATGGCTACAAGCGGCACCTACACTTTCAACCCATCACTGGGTGAATTGACGCTGTATGCGTTTAACCTTTGCGGGCTGCGTAACACGTCAATTCTGCAGGAGCATATGGAAAGTGCCCGCATGGGCACCAACCTGATGCTCGCCCGCTGGGCTAATCAGGGCGTAAACCTGTGGGCTGTGGATCTTGTGTCGACGCCTCTGGTGACTGATCAGTCGGTCTACAATGTCGACGCAAATACTGTCATGATCTTGGACGCATATGTCCGGAACGACGACAGCGGGGCGAACATCGACCGCATCATCATGCCGGTTAGCCGCACAGAATACGCCAGCTACCCGAACAAGGAGCAGCAGGGATACCCGACGGTTTACTGGTTTGACCGCCTTGTCTCTCCGACGATTACGCTGTGGCCTGTCCCAAACACCGACAACGGCCCACAGACGCTGGAATATTATCGCGTGCGACAGCTTCAGGACGCCAACATGACCGGCGGGCAGCAGGTGGAAATACCTTACCTGTGGCTTGAAGCGTTTGCGTATGGCCTTGCATCGCGCCTTGCGCAGCAGTGGGCTCCGCAGATGTTTCCGGGCCTGAAAGCCATGGCTGATGAGAGCTACGACATCGCGGCACTCCAGAACGTTGAGCAGGCGCAGCAGTACATCTCTCCGCTGATTTCTGGATATTACAGATAGGAGGGGTAAATGGGATACGCCTCCAAATCCGGCAGAGCTAGAACATCCGCGACAAATCCGCAGGCGCATGCGATATGTGACCGCTGCGCTTTTCGCTACAATCACGTCGACCTTCGTTGGCAGTTTGATTGGCGAGGGGCGACAATCCAGAATACGCGACTTCTTGTCTGCAATAGCTGTTATGACGAGCCGCAGCCGCAGTTGCGGGCTATTGTTGTTCCGGCGGATCCTGTGCCGATCCGCAATCCCCGCGTGGAGCCCTATGCATGGAACAGCATAGATCGGCGTCAGGTTTCCGGGTATAATACGCAGGACACTCAGACAGGCATTCCTGTGCCGCAGGGTGACACTCGCGTAACGACAATCGACACGGATGTAGCCGATAAGACCCGCGTCACACAGCAGACTGGCGAAGCGCCGGGTGGAACAAATCAGCAGCCGGGTACGGATGCCAATGCCCCCGGCAACGACGATCCGGGCTTGCCGTATGGGTTTGATGAAGTTCCAGAGACAGGTCCGCTCTAATGCCTAGATACGCCAGTAATATACAGATACCCAACCTGCCCGTTGGAATTAGCTTGAACGGCGAAGAGCAGCTTGAGGCTGTTCAGGCAGGAAATTCGGTACGGATAACTTCGCAGCAGATTGCCAATTTGGCTGCCACGATTAGCTCCGCGCCGACGGTAACAACCGCGCAGAAAGATGCGCTGTCTGTAAGCCGCGGCGCTCTTGTGTTTGATACAACTCTCGGTAAACTGTGCGTCTATAACGGCAGTGCGAGGGAAACGATAACTTCGGTGTGATAGATGGCCAACGTACAGATACCCAATCTACCCGTAGCAGTATCTTTGTCTGGATCCGAGCAGCTTGAGGCTGTTCAGGCAGGAACTTCGGTACGGATAACTTCGCAGCAGATTGCGGGATTGGCTCCGGGGCCGACAGGTCCGACTGGACCGATTGGCCCAACTGGACCAACCGGTGTAACAGGCCCAACGGGTCATATCGGGCCGCAGGGCGAGCAAGGTATTCAAGGCCCGACGGGGCCGCAGGGAGACATAGGACCGACAGGTGCAACAGGTCCGAGCGCCGTAGGCCCAACAGGTCCAACGGGAGCAGTAGGCGCAGGCATCACTTATCAAGGAGCGGTTGCAGATGCCGCTTCTCTTCCGGGCTATCCCAGCAGTTACACTGGCGCTGTTGGCGATGCGTATATCACGCAGGACGACAGCCATTTGTGGGTTTGGGATGGCTCAGACTGGGTTGACAATGGTCCGGTAACCACTGTTGGCCCTACGGGACCAACTGGCCCTACGGGAGCAACAGGCGACACGGGTCCGATTGGGCCTACTGGTCCCACCGGCCCGCAGGGGATACAGGGAGATACTGGTCCTACAGGCCCGACTGGCGCTACGGGCGACACGGGTCCGATTGGACCTACGGGGGCAACAGGGGATACTGGTCCTACAGGCCCGACTGGCGCTACGGGCGACACGGGTCCGATTGGACCTACGGGGGCAACAGGGGATACTGGTCCTACAGGCCCGACTGGCGCTCAGGGCGATATAGGTCCGACAGGCCCGACTGGCGCTCAGGGCGATATAGGTCCGACAGGCCCGAGCGCGATCACGGTCGGCACGACTGTGGTCTCGGGCGGCACGTCCACCCGCATGCTCTACAACAACGGCGGCGTTGTTGGTGAGACGACGGGGATCACGACCGACGGCACCACACTGACGCTGAGCGGCTCTACGTCTGCTGTCGCGGCGGTCCTGACTGAAGCGGCGGAGGTGATTACGATCTCTGCGACGGCTGCGACTGGCACCATCGCGTATGACGTGACGACGCAGGCTGTGCTCTATTACACGAGCAACGCTTCCGCGAACTGGACGGTGAACTTCCGTGGCTCGTCTGGAACATCGCTGAACACACTGATGTCCACGGGCCAGTCCATCACCGTTGCGTTCTTGGTTACTCAGGGATTGACGCCTTACTTTAACAACGCCGTTCAAGTTGATGGTTCTGCGGTCACCCCAAGCTATCAGGGCGGTACGGCGTGGACAGCGGGCAACGCCTCTGGAATTGATGCCTACGTCTACACTATCATTAAGACCGCGAACGCGACGTTCACGATTCTCGCTTCGCAAACCAGATTTGCGTGAGGCTAATCAATGCCCGTCATCTCGACCCTTGGTTCGCTTTCATCTCGTGGGTTTGGCGAGTTTTCGTCTATAAGCGCGACCTCGGTGACGTATTTGGTCGTTGCTGGCGGGGGTGGTGGTGGATATTATGGTGGCGGCGGCGGCGCTGGCGGCTATAGGACGGCCGCAGAATTTGCCGTTACACCGGGGTCAACTGTTAGCGTTACGGTGGGCGCTGGTGGCGGCCCAGCCGCAAAGGGTAGTAACAGCACGTTCGGCTCTATTTCATCTACAGGCGGCGGCGCAGGAGCACCCCCTGCCGGCGGCGGTGCGCAAGCCGGTGGTGCGGGCGGCTCTGGCGCTGGCTCTCGTTATGGCGGCGCGGCAGGTACGGGAAACCAAGGCGGATATAGCCCGGCAGAAGGAAACAACGGCGGCGGGAGCAATCAGTCTCCAAACTATGGTGGCGGCGGCGGTGGTGGTGCGAGTGCAGTTGGCGGGACTGCTTCTGGGAGCACTGCGGGAACGGGTGGTAATGGCAGCGCGTCGTCCATTTCTGGGTCTTCTGTTACCTATGCTGGCGGCGGTGGCGGCGGTGGCTATGGTGCGGTTACCAATACGTCGGGCGGCTCAGGCGGCGGTGGCGCAGGTGGAGCCAGCTTTGGCGCTGGTGGAACATCAGGTTCAGCAAACACAGGCGGAGGCGGCGGTGGCGGTAATAATGCCAATGGTGGCTCAGGCGGCTCCGGCGTCGTCATTATTCGTTATCCGGAAGCGTTTGCGGCGGCGGCATCCACCACGGGCTCACCGACGATCACGGTTGCGGGCGGCTTCAGGATTTACCGGTGGACCGGTTCAGGCAGCATCACTTTCTAAGAGTAAACCATGGCACACTTCGCAGAATTGGCTCAGGACAACACCGTCCTTCAAGTGATCGTCGTCGGGAACGATTCGATCAACAACCTTCCGTTTCCAGAGAGCGAACCTGTCGGTATCGCGTTCTGCCAGTCTCTGCTCGGCCCGGACACGCGCTGGGCGCAGACCTCTTACAACGCCAACTTCCGCTATAATTATGCGGGGGTTGGCTACACGTTTGACGCTACGGCAGCGCCAAATGGCGCGTTTATCCCGGAGAAGCCTTACCCATCTTGGGTTCTAACAGACAGTTATCAATGGATGGCCCCAGTGCCTTATCCTGAAGATGAGAAACTGTATAGCTGGGATGAGGCTTCCCTTGCGTGGATTGAAGTTCAACCATAATATCTAAATTGGCTCGGTGAGAAAGCGCATAGAATGGCAAACAGATACCCAACCTGCCTGTTGCAATTAGCTTGAACGGCGAAGAGCAGCTTGAGGCTGTTCAGGGTGGCGTCTCTGTACGAGTAACAACCTCGCAGATTGCGGGATTGGCTCCGGGGTCGACAGGTCCGACTGGACCGATTGGCCCCACTGGACCAACCGGAGGCTTTAAGTTCCCCGACGGTACAACGCAGGCAACTGCTGCATCCAGTGGGATTGAGCCGGGGGATACGCTTGTCACTGCGCGTACACTTAGTTCTCCTGCGTTTATTACATAATCTGGGAGGTACACAAAAGCAGACTACCCTTTGAGGCTGTTTTTTCTAGGAGAGGGGAATGCCCGAAAGACTCAAAATCGCTGTCTACGCGATCAGCAAGAACGAAGAGCAATTTGTTGAACGCTTTTGCAAGTCATGCAAAGATGCTGATCTTGTCCTAATAGCTGACACCGGGAGTACCGATGGCACTGTTGAAAAAGCTCGGGAATGCGGCGCGTCCGTTCATTCTATTCATATCAGCCCTTGGCGGTTTGACCTTGCTCGCAATGCTGCTCTCGCCCTTGTTCATAGTGATATTGATATATGTATTTCGCTAGACCTTGATGAGGTCATGGAACCCGGATGGCGGGAGGAGATTGAACGGGTCTGGGAGCCCGGTAAAACCACAAACCTCTGGTATCTCTTTGACTGGGGCTGCGGCATTCGCTTCCCGTATCACAAAATCCACTCACGCCATGGGTATCATTGGCACCATCCGTGCCATGAGGACATCCGAATAGACGCCAGAATAACAGAAGTCTGTGCCAGAACAGACAAGCTACTGGTTAGCCATCACCCAGACCCGACCAAGAGCCGTGGGCAATACATGGAAATTCTGGAAGTTGCGGTTAAGGAGGATGACCGAGACCCGACGCACTATTTCTATTACAGCCGGGAACTCACGTTCTACCGGCGCTGGGAGGATGCTAAAGGCGCGCTCAAGACGTATCTGAGCATGGACGCCGCCAGCAACCAGAATGAGCGGTGCTACGCCCAGCGTCTTATGGCCAAGTGTTATTCCGAGACGGGAAATCCAACAGAAGCCGAAAAGTGGCTTCTTGCCGCCTGCGGAGAGGCTCCCAATACCCGCGAGCCTTGGTGCGAGCTGGCCCTCCTGATGTATCAGCAGCAGCGGTGGGAGGAGTGCTTGGCCATGAGCCTGCGTGCGCTGAAAATTACAGACAAGACGCTCGTTTACACATGCGATCCGACCGTGTGGGGCCATTGGCCACACGATCTGGCTGCGATTTCAGCGTTTAAGATCGGGCTATACCGTTTGGCGGTAAAACATGGTACACTCGCCGTCGAATTGTCACTGGACGATGATCGCTTGAAAGCCAATTTGGACCATTACACCGCCGCCTTGGAGAATGAAAGTGATAGTTGACGCGCAAACCCTTATAAACCTCAGTCTCGGGATCATTTTGGCCGGAATTGGCTGGTGGGGGAGGGTTGTCTGGGACAGTCTCCAGAAACTCAAAGACGATGTTCACGAAATTGAAATTGATTTGCCAAAATCTTATGTTTCCAAAGACGAATTTCACGACACAATGTCGCGCATAGAGGGGATTGTTCAGAAGATTTTTGATAAACTTGACGGAAAAATGGACAAGTAATATGTGGGCTGACGCTGAAAATTGGAAAAAAGTTATCGGCGTTGTCACAGCTTTTTTCGCTGCTGTTACAGGCGGTTACAGCCTATGGGATAAGGTTCTTCCTCCCGACAAACGTATTCTTGAGTGGGCTCCTACTCACTTTTCTATCAGCAACGGTTCTGCGAATGGTTCTTTTAAGGTGGTTGCTGCGCGTAAAAAGTTCCGAGACGATTGTTCGGTTGAGGGGTTTTTGCTTGAAGTCCGCGATTCGGCTCTTTTTGTTCACAAAGCCGAGCCAAGCATAGCCAAATTCTCTGGTCCTGCTGGCGATGGCATAGACAAGTTCGCGTATTCTATTAAAATAAAGAACCCTAAAAAAGTAGCTAAGGGTAGGGCCACACTACTTGCTCATATTCGGTATAAATGCCCAGAAGGGGAAATTACCGTTAATTACCCTCGGCACCCCAATCTTACGTTTATGGTAGAGTAACTATGAAAACTTCTGATGCGGGCGTTGCCCTGATCCAAGAATTTGAAGGTATGCGTCTGACGGCGTACCTCTGCCCGGCTAAAGTTTGGACTATTGGCTACGGTCACACGTCTGCCGCAGGAGCGCCCACGGTTACTCCCGGCATGAAGATCACCCGCGCCAATGCGACCGAAATCTTGAAATCTGACCTTGCGGTTTTTGAGCAAGGCGTAAATGGGCTCGTCAAGGTTGAGCTTTCTCAGAACCAGTTTGATGTTGTGGTCAGTTTTGCTTTTAACTGCGGTCTGGGGGCACTAGGAAAGTCTACCCTTCTGAAGCGTGTAAATGCCGGGCGCTTTGATGACGTTCCCGCTGAGCTGATGAAGTGGACCAAGGGCGGTGGAAAGGTACTTCCGGGGCTTGTGCGACGCCGCCGCGCTGAATGCGAAATGTGGCGATCTTTGGAAGCTCCTGCCGACGCGGAAGAGGGTCGTATGTCTCCTGATACGCCTGAAGCCAGCAAGAAGATCACCAAGTCCAAGGAGGCCAATGCGGCGGTTGTCGCTGGCGGCGCTGGCGCGGTTGCTGCGGCGCAGGAGGTCATCCCGGTTCTTCAGCAGGCTAATGGGTTCGTTTCCGGCCTTTCTGAGGCTCTCGGTAAGCCAGCGGTGATTGCGTTCATTGTCATCGCCGTTGCCGCCGCTGGCATCTGGTATTGGCGCAAGCAGCGTCTGGATGAAGAGGCTTCGTGATGAATACAGGTATTGTTGTATCTATGGGTGATGCCATCAGCATTGCGCTAACCTTGTGTGTCATTGCCCTTCTGATTTGGGGTAAAAAATGCTAATGAACTGGTTTGTAAGCCCGATTATGCGTTGGGCTGCGGCTGTTATTGGTCTTTTGGCGGCGATCCTTACGATCTACGGCAAGGGGCGCAGGGACGCTAAACAGAAAATTGAGGCTGAAAACAATGCGGATGTTCTCAATCGCACGCAAAATGCTATTGCCGCTGGCGATGCTGTCAGCCGTGACCCTGAGCGGTTGCGCGAAAATGACGGGCATCGTCGCGACTAATTCGGCAGTCTGCGAAGTCTGGAAGCCAGTTGGCTGGTCGTCAAAGGATACTGACCAGACTATTGTCGAGGTTAAGGTGAATAACGCTCGGCGTCAGGGGTGGTGCAAAGCCGGTAAATAAGTGATATTATGCGCCATTATCGGAGAATTTCATGACTACCGGCCTGACTTACTCGACCTACAAGACCCAGATCGCGACGATGGCCGTGGTCGAGGAGACGAACGCCGATTTTCTGATTGTCCTGCCGCAGGCCATAACCTACGCTGAAAACCGGATTTACCGCGACCTTGACCTGCTCCAAACATCGACCGCAGTGACGGGTTATCAGTTAGCAAGTGGAACGCGCACGATAACTGTCCCCGCCGGCACTCTGGTGGTATCTGAGCAGATCAATGTCATTACTCCCTCCGGGACGTCTGACCCTGACGCTGGTGTCAGAAACGCGTTACTGCCGGCGACAAAAGAGTTTCTCGATAATGTTTACGGATCCTCCTCGGCCACAGGATTTCCGAAATATTTTGCGCCGTTCAATGACAACTTGTTCTACGTCGGCCCGTTTTCCGATGACACCTATTATGTAGAGATCGTTGGCACGCAGCGCCCGGCGAGCTTGTCTAACTCCAATACGACGACATTCATCTCGGACTACTTGCCAGACCTCTTCATCATGGCCAGCATGGTTTATATTTCGGCATACCAGCGAAACTTTGGCAGACAGTCCGACGATCCTGCCATGGCGCAGAGCTATGAGGGTCAGTATCAGACCTTGCTGAAGGGGGCTCTGTCTGAAGAGGTCCGGAAGAAGTTTGAGGCGTCCGCGTGGTCGTCTCAGTCCCCGTCGCCACTTGCCACGCCGACGAGGTGATGAATGCCCCACTCATCGCTAAAGCTCATTCCCGGCGTCGATCAGAATAAGACGCCCGCCCTCAATGAGGCGGCCATATCGGAAAGCCAGCTTGTTCGCTTTGTTCCGGACCGTTCGCTAGGGGCAATCATCCAGAAGCTCGGGGGCTGGACAAAATATTTTCCGAACACAATCGGGTCTATCATCCGAAACCTTTGGGCGTGGGAAGATATAAATGCCAATTCATATCTTGGCGTTGGCGCGGAAGGCATTGCTGCGGGGGGCGGGCAGGCCCTTAGTGTTATTGTCTCCGGGGCTCAAAACGACATCACGCCACAGACAACGGTTGTCGACATCGCTGTTGCCTTTTCGACAGTCGCCGGCAGCAACGAAGTCATCATAACGGACACTGGCCGACAGGCTGACCCGTATGACGCCATCGACATTAGAACGGAGATTAGCGTCGGGGGGCTTGTTCTTTTTGGTCAGTATCAGGTCTATAACTCAGGCGCGTCTGCAAATCAGTATGAAATCTATGCCAAGGACGCTCTTGGCGACCCGCAATACGCCACGTCTACGGTAAGTGGTGGCGGAGCGACAGCCGTCTACGCCACAACGAGCGGATCCAATACCGTTACTGTTACGCTCGCCGATCACGGGCTGGTTGCGGGGGGAAATTTCCCCGTGCTGATCGCGACGCTTGTCGGCGGCATTACGCTTTACGGAAATTACATCGTCCGCGGAGTTATCAGTTCCTCGCAATTCACTATTGCTGGCAGCACCGAAGCCACGGCAACTGCGAGCGTGTCTGAAAACGGGGGAAACCTATACGCGATATTCTACAACGGGATTGGCCCTATCCCGGCTGGCACTGGGTTCGGCACTGGCCCGTATGGTGGGGGCGCGTATGGGTCTGGTATTCCGCCAATTGCAGGAATTGGGACGCCTATAAATGCTACCGACTGGACCCTCGACAATTGGGGTGACACGCTGATCTCGTGTCCCAACAACGGCCCAATTTATCAGTGGAGCCCGCCAAGTGGCGACCCTGTGGCCCTAGTGATACCGAACGCTCCTCCGGTCAACGACGGTATGTTTGTCGCAATGCCGCAGCGTCAGATTGTTGCGTGGGGCTCTACGTTCACAGGCATCAAGGATCCGCTTCTTATTCGCTGGTGCGACGTCGACAACTACAATTCGTGGATTGCGCTTGTCACCAATCAGGCGGGATCCTACCGCATTCCGAAGGGTTCCCGCATCGTCCAATGTATTCAGGGGCCGCAGCAGGGTCTCATTTGGACAGACATTGGCGTCTGGGCCATGCAGTATTCTGGGCCACCATACGTCTATCAGTTCAACGAGATCGGCAATGGATGCGGCCTAATCGGCGCAAAGGCCGCAGGCTCTGTGGGCGGCGCGGTCTACTGGATGGGGCCAAGTCAATTCTATCGCCTAGCTGGCGGCGGAGTTGAGCCGATCCGTTGTCCCGTCTGGGATGTTGTCTTTCAGGAACTGGACACAAACAATCTTGATAAAATACGTTTCGCTGCAAACAGTCGCTTTGGCGAAATCATGTGGTTCTTCCCAACCACGAGTAATGGCGGTGAGAATTACGGCTATCTCAAATATAACACGTTGATTGATCAGTGGGACTACGGTTTCAATACGGACGACAATCCATATGTTTCTCGCACCGCTTGGATCAACGAGAGCGTCCTTGGTCCCCCTATCGGGGCAGCGCTTGATCAGCACATCTATCAGCATGAGACTTCTCAGAACGCTGACACAAGACCTATGGTATCATCATTCCAAACTGGCTACTTCGCAGTCAACGAGGCCGACGTGAAGATGTTCATTGATCAGGTCTGGCCTGACATGAAGTGGGGCTATTTCGGCGGCACGCAGGGCGCAAACGTCAACATTACATTCTACGGGGCAGACTACCCCGGCGACACGCCTATAGAGTATGGTCCCTACATCATGACCGCCGGTACGAAGTTTATCACGCCCCGTATTCGTGCTCGGTTGTTGTCTGTCAAGCTGGAGAGCACAGACATTGACACTTTCTGGCGACTTGGAAATATTCGCTACCGTTCGCAGGTTGATGGGAAATACTGATGGCCGCGTCACTCGATGACATTCTAACAACTCAAAAGAACGGCGTCGTTGCGATAAACAACATCGGCATCGCCGCTACGGGATTGTGGAATTACTCTCGCGGCACTCCATTAAGCTCCGGTGCCGCAACAACCGGATCGTTTGGAACTTTATATGCTGTCCCGTCTGGCAGGCAGACGGCCATTGTCGATATAGAAATTTGCAATACGTCTGGAGCGTCGGCGACATTTACAGTGTGTCTTGTGCCGTCTGGTGAAAGTGCTGGAGCCGCAAACGCCGTATTTTACAATGCCCCGATACCCGGCAATACGACAGTTCAGTGGACGGGCCAACAGGTGTTATCTGCTGGCGGTAGCGTTCAGGCGCAAGCGTCGGCGTCTACGGTAACCATTAAGGTTGGAGGGGGGCCGGGCCAATGACAATAACGGTTTACCCTCCGTATGGTTCATCTGTAAACAACGCCACCTACACTCAGTTTGGCGGCGGGACGGTAGACGCATTTGGCCGTCTTCGCATCTCTCAACCATATACTATTTTTGATAGCCAGTCGCGTTTTGGGGCAGACCCGCAGTATAGTTACGTCACAGCAAATGGTGGGACAAACACATATAATACGAATAAATCATCGGTTAATTTGTCTGTCACAACAACGTCTGGCTCGACATCTATGGCGCAGTCGAAGCGGGTATTCCCGTATCAGCCGGGCAAGAGCTTATTGACTCTGCAAACATTCAGTATGGCGGGGGCTGCTACAAATTTACGCCAGCGGGTTGGGTACTTTGGCGCGTACAACGGCGTCTACCTTGAGCAGGGCGCAAACGGTGTCACGTTTGTTATTCGCACATACACTGGCGGATCCGTTGACGACAGCCGCTACGTCGCGCAGGCAAGTTGGAATGGCGACAAGCTCGACGGCTCTGGGCCTTCTGGCGTCACGCTAGATCTCACAAAAACACAGATTTTGTGGTTTGATTTCGAGTGGCTGGGCGTAGGTAATGTTCGCTGCGGTTTTGTTATCAATGGCCAGTATGTTGTTTGCCATACGTTTGAGAACTCCAATATTGGCACTGATGTTTATATGCAAACAGCTATTTTGCCGCTTCGCTATGAAATAGTGACAACCGACACAACCGCAGCGGCAGCGACGCTACAGATGATCTGTTCCACGGTAATTTCCGAAGCTGGCTATCAACAGACTTCGCAGAGATTTGTTGCCAGACGAGACGCCAATGGTATAACAATCGCCAACAATACGGGCTTGACGTTTACTCCCCTTCTGTCAATCCGGGTCAATTCCTCCTATTATGGAGCGGTTGTGCTGCCAGAAGGCATTCAGCTTTATCCAACATCCAGCGGCGCGACGGGGTATGAAGTCGCCCTTATAAAAAACGCCACACTGACGGGGGCAACGTGGGGCGGGTCGGCTCTTGCCAATGGCCAAGTAGACGTTGACTTCTCTGCGACTTCTGCAACAGCAACAGCCAACAACATTGTCCAGACCTCCTACGCCGCCGACTCGTCTCAGTCCACCTTCAGCACCGATGTGCACACGGGCTACAACTTTGATTTGCAGCTTGGCTACACAGCGGCTTTGTCTGGCAATGGGTTTGGCGCAAGCGACACCTACACTCTTGCGGCTAGGGGCTTAAACAACAGCCCCGTTGGCGCGGCGACGGGCGCTTTATCGTTCTACAATCTGACGGTGTAATCATGCCTTTGAAACACGGTTCCTCTCAGAAGACAATCAGCTCCAATATTTCGGAGATGGTGAAGGCCGGTCACCCGCAGAAGCAGGCTGTTGCGGCGGCACTTGAAACTGCGCGGAAGGCGCGGCAGGCTGGCGGAAAGGCAAAAATGCCAAACGTCAATGACGTACCGAAAGAACTTCGCGACTTGGCTCCGGCTCCGAAAGGCTTGCCGCACGTCAATTCACTGAACGTCGACAAGATGTTCTGGATTGACGACCCGGAAAAGAAAAAGACAGGCGGACCAACAAAAGCGCCCCTTCCGACCGGTGCTCCGGAAAAGCTGCACGTCGGGCCTATTCACAGTCCCGTGGCTGGGCGCACAGACCACTTGCCGATGCACGTCCCAAGTGGCGCGTATGTCATCCCGGCGGACATTGTTTCATCTCTGGGTGAGGGTAACACCATGGCTGGCTTTCGCGCAGTCAAAATTATGTTTAAGAACGCGGGAGGCGCTGCAATAACTGGCGCTGAACAGGAGGGGGATCCGGTTGCTATTGTCGCCGCTGGCGGCGAATACGTCCTGTCTCCCGAAGAAGTCATGTGGGCTGGTAACGGCGACATCGACCGGGGCCACGCGGCTCTGGATGAGTGGGTAAAGGGTACCCGTTCTGAAACAATAAAGACGCTTCAGAAGCTGCCCGGACCCAAGAAAGACTAGAGGAGAGGGTCACTTGGCTGAGAAAAAGGGTGAAAAGCGAAATAATCTTGTTGTCCGCGTAGCAACTCCGGACGATCTGGACGAAATTATGGCTCTCGCGATGGCCGCCTGCGAAGAAAACGGCTTCGTTTCTCCAAACCCGGAGAAGCTGCTGTACGAGATTTGGCCAGCTCTGAACCGCGATAAAGGCATTATCGGCATAATCAGCGAGCCGGGAGGTTCTGCGGAAGGGGCGATCCTTTTGAGAATTGGGAATATATGGTATAGTGATCACCAAATTCTCGAAGAACGCGCCGTGTTCATCCATCCCGACTTCAGGGCGGCAAGCGGCGGGAGGGCTCGAAAGTTATGCGATTTTGCTAAAAGAGTCTCGGACGAGCTTGGCATGCCCCTCACGATTGGTGTCCTATCCAATCAAAGGACTGAGGGAAAGGTCAGAATGTACCGCAGAATTTTTGGCGAACCGTCCGGCGCTTTTTTTCTTTATGGGAAGAAGACCGGAGAATGGAAGCCGGCGGCTGAATAGCGTCCCCTGCTGACCGGCTGGGGCCGGAAAACGGAGAAATGGTATGGGCGGTGGCAAGTCGCAAACTACTACGCAGCAGGTACAGATACCCCCCGAGGTACTTGCTCGATACAACGCAGTAAATGCTCGCGCCGATACCGTCGCCAAACAGCCCTTCCAACAGTATTCCGGAGACCCGAACGCCTTCGTCGCTCCTATGACGGCGACGCAGCAGGCTGGATTATCTAACGTAAATCAGGCCGCTGGCATGGCGCAGCCCTATTATCAGGCTGCCTCCGGTATGACTATGGGCGGTGCGCAGAATGTGGGGGCTCTCAGCCCCGAACAGATACAATACTATCAAAACCCATATACTCAAGCTGTAGTGGCCCCCACCGTTGCCGCGCTGCAGCAGCAGCAGGCCGAACAGACGCAGGGCGCGATAGGCAATGCTATTCGCTCGGGAGCCTTTGGTGGAGACCGCGCAGGCATTCAGATGGCCAATCTGGCCCGTCAGCAGGGTCTTGGTATGGCGCAGGCTATCAATCCCATCTATCAGCAGGCGTACCAAAACGCTATTCAAACAGCCGCTGGTCAGCAGGGGGTCGTCGCTCAAGATCTGCAGCGGCAACTAGCTGCGGGCCAACAGCTTGCTGGTCTGGGGAGTGGCGCACAACAAGCTCTTCTTGGTGGCTCTCAGGCGCAGATTTCTGCGGGCACTACGGAGCAGCAGACGCAGCAGGCTGGCCTGCAGGCGCTCTACAATCAGTTTCAACAGGAACGCGCCTATCCGTTCCAAATTGCGCAGTTCCTTGCTAACATCGCTATGGGGACCGGCTCGCTGTCCGGATCCACGACCACGACGACGCAGCCTGCAGGATTTTTCTCTGACGAGCGTCTCAAGGAGAACATGCGTCCGGTTGGTAAGACCAAAGACGGTCAAACCATCTACAGCTTCAATTACAAGGGCGACAAACGCACACAGATTGGGTTGTCCGCGCAGGAAGTTGCCGAGAAGCATCCAGAAGCCGTTGGAAAAGCTGAGGTTCCGGGGCTTGGCGGCGCGAAGGCTCTCACGGTCGACTACAAGAAAGCGACAGCCGACGCAGCCAAAAAAGCTGAAGGTGGTCCACTTGAAGATAAACCTATTGCGCCAAAAGCGGGATTGATGGCTTTCCAGCCGCACCAGATTACCGCTGTTGCCCCTGCTCCAATCGAAGCTCGCCCAACTGGTTTGTCTTTTGTGTCCCCGCAACCAAATATTGCTGGCGGCGTCATTCCGATCCAGCCGTTTGCTGGCCCAATTAATCGCGCTCCGCAGGCTGAAGGATTGTCTCTCGGCACGCGCGAAGGGTGGGAAGCAGAGTTGGCGTCTCTGTATAGTGGCCGCCCTCTCGAAAGCGGCGAAGCTTATGGGCAGCAGCGTCGGCAGCAGTTAATGGACAAACTGGCGGGCATCCGCTCGCAGCGGATGATTGAAGGACCCGTCTGGTCTGACAATTTGGCACGCGGTGGTTATGTGGATCGGCCCGGTTACTACGGCGCAGGTGGTCGTCCCGAGCGTGCTCGCGGCGGCATGACTGATATGGATTGGGCCAATATTATTAGGGCGCAGCAGGCCGCGCTTGGAATGTACGGCGGCAAGTCTCCCGCTGGCGCAAGCGGCACGCCCGGCTCTGGTGGCGGCTACGCCTCGATGGCTAAGAACCCGGTTGCCGTCGCGAAGCTGGCGACAGCAGGCCGCCCGCCCTCTGCTCGCCCCAGCGGACTTGCGCAAGCTGCCGCCACTGGGCAACAGTTGGCCTCACTGATGAGGGCTGGTTCTGGAGCCTACGATTGGGCCAGAAATAAAATGTCCGTCGTGCCGGGCGGAGGATCCGCCAATCTGGGAACCGCAGGCTTTAATCCTCAAAGGGACGAGTGGACCGGCGGCGGAAAGTCCGTCACGACGACTGCGCCGGCGAGCGCCGCACGCTCTTCTCTCGAAGACATGTACGCTGCTCCTGCGAGCGATACGCCAATTGATCTTGGCGACTTCGCCCGTGCTATTGAGCTGGCCCCCTTCCCGGAAGACGCCTTCGAGTTCCTCGCCCGCGGCGGACGTACTGGGTATCAGACTAAAGGATTTGTCGACAACGAGACGCCATACGCCAATGACGATGAAAGCTCGGCAGAATTTTTCTCTAAAGACGAAGCCATTAAGCCTGTAAATGCTGGGTCCGGTGATTTTACTGAACTCTTGGGTGAGACGATAAAGTCCGGAGCCAGTCAGCCAAAGGCTAACCCGGCGCAGCCGCCTAGCAATCGTCCGCAGGGTGGCGACAGCGGGGTTGCGGGACTGACCAATCTTCTAAAGACTGGCAAGTCTCTGTACGACGCCGGATCCAAGGCCGCCTCGGGTCTTGGTAATATCCTCGGTGGCGCTGAAGCTGCCGGGGCCGCGGGGGCTGCCGAAGCTGCAGGCGCAGGTCTCGGTGCCGCCGAAGCCGCAGGTGCAGGTCTCGGCGCATTGGGCGCTGAAGCCGCTGGCGCGGGTGCGGCTGGCGCACTCGGCGCTGAAGCATTGGGTGCTGCCGCTGCGGCGGCTCCTGTTGCAGCAGCGGAGGCGCTAGGGCCTGCTGCAATAGCCGCGAAAATAGGAAGCCTTGGTTTCTCTGATCCTCGCGTTAAGCACGATGACGGGGTTGTTGGCCACCTGTTCAACGGGCAGCCGGTCCATACCTTCAAGTACAACAACGGCGACAACCGGACCCGCATGGGCCTGATGACGACCGAGAGCGACCGCAGCGCCGTCCATAACATCGGCGGTCTGGAGATGCTTGACTATAAGCGGGCGACGGACGTCGCCACGGGGTTAGCTCCCCGTCAGGCTGCTCAGACCGGCGGTCTGTACGTCGATCCCGACATGCCTGCAGAGGGCGCTGTAGAGACGGCACTCAATGTTCCACGCGAACTGCAGCCGCTGATTGCCAAGGCGTCGGCTGAGACAGGCATTCCGGCGTCAATCATTGCGGCAAAGATTGCGCAGGAAAGTGGTTTCCGTAAGGACGCTACCGGCAGTGTTGGTGAAATTGGTCTGACGCAGATTAAACCCAGCACCGCTCGGGATCCGGGCTACGGTATGAAGGGTGTTGACCCCGAGAGCCTTCGCGACCCGCAGGCCAATATCTTGTTCGGCGCAAACTATCTGGCCAATAAGGCGCGGGCTCTCGGCCTTGATCCATCAAGCCCCGAGGCACTGATGGCGTACAATGCCGGTTCAGCAAAAGAAAAATACTCCCGCAACGTCATGTCCAAGGCTGGCCGCTACGACCCGGCAATCGACGCCAAGTACGCCGATATGCCTGCCGCAGGAGCAATTGAGACTGCAAAAGACGTCATTCGTCCGGCGGACTCTCGTTATCGTTTCAGCAAAGAGCCCGGCCAGTTTGTGAAGGATGCTCCGCGTTCGGCCCCGTGGCGCACCGGCGGCAAAAGCCTGCTCGGTAGCATGGGCGTCAGCCCTGATACTGCAGAGGCCCTGACGTCAGAGAACTTTGTCGTTCCCGCTCTTGCGGGTATCGGCTCGATGCTGGCCTCGACGCGCCCGACGCTTGGTGGAGCAATCGGCGAGGGCCTTGTTGGCGGCACGAGCGCCTACACCGCCCTGCGTAAGCAGGAGACGGAAGAAGAGAAGGCTAAGGGTCCGGCGGCAGTTCAGGCAGAGACGGCGCGTAAGACGGCGGCAGAGACACAGCGGCTTGGTCTGTATGCAATACCGGGATTTGGAACTTTCTATCTTGTTGAACAGAACGGACGTATAAGAGCAGTCACCCAAGATGAGTTTGAGAACCTTAGAAAGAGTGGTGCAGAGTTTAAGCAGGTAGGCGCGGCGGATGTTCCCCCCGAAAGGCTCAAACAAATTAACGAAGAAATAAAACGCACGCGCACTCCCGCAGAGCCTGCAAAGGTAGGCGCTGGAAAGCCTGAAGCCGGAAAGCCCGAAGCCGGAAAGCCCGAAGCCGGAAAGGTGACGTTTGGTTATACTTACACGCCAGCTATCAAGTCCATGGCGGAAAATGAGAAAAAAGTTTCTGGTAACATTAGCAACCAAGCTGAAAGAAACCTCGCTCTTGAAAGCTCAAAAGATAAAATAAAAGAAATAAACGCTCAGGCTTCTGCCTCCACCAACGATAGGTCAAATATTCTACAAGTTGCAAAAGACGCCAACGTAATTGCGACGGCAGAAGGTGTAGCAGCCTCTGGCACCGGGGGCGAAAAGAGAATTGCTATGTTGCGAGCCATGAATACAATTGCCAAGATGGCCGGGAAGGGGGATGCGTTTTTTGGCAAAACCATATCAGATGTTGGAAGTTCCGATGAAGTATTGAGAAAAGCACGGTCTTTAAGTGCTCTTTCGCGAGTCGGGACTGCTGGGCAGAAAAGTTACGAAGCCCTTAATCAACTTGCTGCCGCTTTTCCAAATGCGAATATGACTTCAGATACCATAGCTACTCTGACTGCTTCTATGATTGTTGAAAATCAAAAAGCAATTGACCGAAATGCTTTTTGGCAAAGATACAAGAAGGATAGCGGTGGTTTTGCAGCAAACTTTGAAGAAGCCTTTAAGAGGGCTTCGCCTCAATCAAAGTATGAAGCAGAAAAGAAGTTCTGGATTGAAACTCTTAAAAGAAAAAGTACCGCCGCTGCGCTTAAAGAGTTATCGACTAACCCACAAGAGTACGCTAAAGCCTATGACAAAGCAAAGAGTGAGCAGTATTCCGGTGTTGGTCGAATTAGCCGTTATTTCGGAGTAACTTCTTATGACTGACAGACCTATTTGGTATGAAAAAGAAGATACTCCATCAACGCCTGAAAAAAGCGTACCTCCGCAGGCGTCTGGCGAGCCACCTGTCTGGTATAGAAAATCCGACCCAACACCACCCGCCGCTGTAGAGGAACCAAAGACTTGGACAGACACGGCGGAGGGGATTGCTCGCGCTGCTGGGAGCGGTCTGGTTAAAGGTGCAATCGGTGTCGCTGGGTTACCAACTGATCTTGTTGGTTATGCGCGAGAAGGAGCCAACAGGTTATTTGATTTGGTTCTACCTCGGCCAGAACTGCCAAAAGACGCGCCAAAACCGTTTAATCTTTCTGATTACATCAGCACTCCCGCTCTTCAAAAAGCATATGAAGATCGTTTCGGTAAATCCTATGAACCAAAAACGACTGCTGAAAAATATGCAAAAACAGTCGGTGAGTTTATGCCGGGGTCATTTATTGGGCCGGGTGGCATGGCAATGAAACTTGCTACGGGTGTTGGCGCTGGCGTTGGCTCCGAAGGAGCTGGCCAAGTCTTTGCGGGCAGCAGGGCAGAGCCGTTGTTACGGGCGGCTGGCGCTTTGGCTGGAGGTATCGGCACTGCTGGAACCCTTGGCGCTTTATCCTCGCGAAGGGCGGCAAATGTCGCGACCCGCGCCGAAGACATTGCGGTAAAATCAGCTAAAGAAGCGTTTACGGATCCAAGCGATGTCGCCCAGAAACTTGGGCAAGCTAGGCCGGGAGAATATGTTAGAGGGGTAGAGCCAACAACGGCGCAGGTTCTTGGCGGAAAAGAAGCAGCCGGGCTCGAAGGACGTGTGTCTGCTGCGGCTAGTAAAGCTGGAATGACGGAGGGGGAGGCGGCTCTCAGAGCGCAGAAGGAAGCATCCAGAGAAGCCTTTGGGTCTCAAATTCAGGGCGCTAAAACTTCTGTTCCTCCGGTGGACGTGCCGGGATCTTACGGACTTATGGGGGCAAACCCCCAATCATCTGCCGCCGGAAACGTGTACAGTGTTATAGACGACGCCGCCGAGAGAATAGAGACTGCTGCCAAGGCTCTCTGGAATACGCCGGAGCTTGTTCGCGCCCGCGTGTACAAAAATAAATCTATAGACCAATTACAGGGCATCGTTAATTCAATGCCTGTCGCTCAGAGAGCCATGTTGTCTCCTGAGATACAGAAGATGATTACCGAAATAAAAAACATTTCCGGGCCGCAAATACCTTTCCAAGAGTTGCAAGCTCTGCGATCTACAATTAGCGGTATGTCTCGCGCATTCTACAAGAACAACAATGACCCGGCTGGGTACGCCCATAGTCTGTTGTCAAGAAAACTTGCTGAAATACTGAACAATGAAAAGAATATAGTTTTTGGCGATACGACAGGGGCTGCTCGTTCTACATGGAACGAAGCTCGAAAACTGACCGCTCAGATACACGACCTTTTTGACCCAAAAGCCATCGCACAGTTGAGGTCCGGCGCTCCGGAGGCGTCTCTTCAGAAATTGTTTTCAGGGGTGAACGCCCCTGAAAACCTGAGACTCGCCAGACAGATACCCGGCATAAATATTGACCGGCATGTGTCTGACTGGCTCGTTGGAGAATTGACAAAAAACGGCAGCAAGGTCGTATCGCAGGCGGATGTTCAGAAGTTTTTGGCCAATCCAAAATATGCTTCGTTGGTGGATCAGATACCAAATCTCAGAAACCGCATAGGCCAGATCACTAGGCGGGCTGGCGAAAGCGAAGTTGCTGCGGCAGCAAGGTCATTGTCGGACCGTTTCAATAGCCTGATAGACAACGGAAATCCGAAAGCGATTTACGATTTTCTGTCTGCAAACGGGTCTTCGATGAAAGCCATTGACCCGCAGAACGCACGGTTTTTTGATGCAGTGCAGCGGTCTGCTAAAGTTTTGCAGGCAACTGGAAAGCCTATGCAGCCTGTTACAACGAAAACAATAGACAGGCTGGCAGACAACAACATCTTTACAATATTGTATGGCCGAGCAGCAGGCGCATTGAGCGAAGGGGCTGCCTTGGCTGCTTTGACGAACATTGCCCAAAAAGCATTTAATACAAGTTTGGCTGGGGCGGAACTTGCCGCTGGCGCTGCGGGTGTTTCGGGGGTAACGGGCCGAGCAACAAACAGGATTACCAACTTCTTCAACGATATAGTTTTTTCGGGAACAAGAGAGCAGGCAATTGCAAAATTGCAAGAAGCGGTGAGAGACCCGGTAGTTATGCGGGCTCTTCTTCAAAAGCCGGACAAGACCACGGCAGAAGCTCTGGGGAAAGTTTTGCGGGGTATAGCCATTGCCGGGCAGCCTGCTGCGCTTCAGGAGATGCGGAAAGAAGAACCGCGTCCACTAACCATCCGCCCAGACCGGGAGGGCCGCGCCACTGGCGGATCGGTTAAGGGTGCGGTAAACTTGCGGGCACTGGCGAATGCGGCGCGGAAGCAGGTTTGTCAGAGCACTGAGGATTTTCTCAAGGAGAGCGACGATCAGGTCGCGAAAGCCCTTGAAGTAGCAAACCAGCACATTTGAGGTCACCCCAATGGCATCGTCGTACACAACGAACAAGTCTCTCGAAAAGCCTGCCAACGGCGACTACGTCGACACTTGGAACGTGCCGGTGAACGGCGACCTAGATATTCTCGACAAGGCTCTGGGCGGTGTACTCAACCTGAACGCGACTAGCGGATCCGCCACGCTTTCCACCAGCGACTATCAGAACCTAATCTTTCAGATTTCAGGGTCTATCTCGGCAAGTGTGATTTACACGATCCCGTCCGGTGTTGGAGGTGTATGGATTGTTCGTAACACGACTACGGACGCCTTTGGCGGCCCTTGGTCTGTAACAATTGCATCGGGTGGGGGTGGTTTTTCTGCCACCATAACAAGAGACCAGAACGTCGTAATCTTTTCGGACGGGACAAACATTCGCGCCACGACGACTGTTGCTGGATCTAACACGCAAGTCATTTTTAACTCGGGCAACGCCCTCACCGGGTCGGCAGACCTGACGTGGGATGGGTCTATACTCGACGTTACGGGGGCAGTTACTGCGTCGGGAGACCTAACGGGCGCAGTAATCAACGACGCTCTGGGTGACGTGCGCGACATTCCGGCAAACGCACAGAGCGGTAGCTACTCTCTTGTTGCTGCAGACGCGGGCAAATATATCAGCATCACTACGGGCGGCGTCACTGTCCCCACAGGTGTATTCTCTGTTGGCCAAGTTGTTGGAATATATAACAATAGCGGCTCTTCTCAGACCATTACGCAGGGAACCAGTGTAACTCTTCGTTGGGCTGGTACGACCAGCACTGGCAACAGAACACTTCCATCATACGGCCTATGTTCTGTTCTCTGCGTGGGCACAAACATCTTTGTTGTTATGGGTACAGGGCTCACCTGATGTCGTCATTTCTGCTGTTAGCCACTACCGCAGCCAAACCAGTAACCCCCGGCAGTACGTCTTATACGACTGCCGGGGCATACGTGTTCACAGTACCTTTTTACAACACCATAACAATTCAAGTATGGGGTGGAGGCGGCGGTGGAGCGTGGTACAATAGCGGGTCGTATGGTCCGGGAGGTAGTGGAGGCAACTCGACTGCCGTAATTGCGCAAGGAACCTTGATTGGTAATGGCGGTCAGGCGGGTCTTGTTTGGAGTGTAACCAGTGTTGGCGGAACTGGGTCTGGCCCTACAGGAACAACAACTGTTTCTGGTGGAGATAGCTTGCAAGCATACCCATACCCAACTGGCGGTAGTGGCGGTAATGGTGGCGCGGGGGGTTACTATACCACAGCAGGGGGTGCGGGCACTCCCCCCGGTGGCGGCGGTGCGGGATACGCCACTCTTTCACCCGGAGGAAATTATCGTTCCGTCTCTGGCGGAGGTGGCGGCGGCTATGCGTCTTATACAACTACCGATAACGTAGGCTCTTCGATAAATATTGTTGTTGGTGCCGGAGGTACAGGCGCTGCGGGTGTTCCTCTAGCCATCGGCGGAGCTGGTCGCGTAACAATAACGTGGTCATAAAAAACCCCCGACCAAAGCCGGGGGCAAGTCAGTTTCGGAGTCATCAAACAGAGACAAGGACCTTGGAAGGAACTTAACGTTGGCCCAATGTCCACCCGCCAGAACCATTTCTGACGAGTATTGTGCGCGTTCGATTAGACGCACAATTCTTTACCAGAATCTAGACGCTGTTGGTGCGTCCGGATCCCGTGAATTATTGTCGAATGATCTCGCCCGCCAAACATGCGCCCAAGCTGTGGCAGGGACAAGTCTGGCCTCTGACGTTTAATCTCCCACATTGCTTCTTGACGCGCAAGTACAAACTTCTTCAGGCGCAAAGGTCCGCGCATATCTGACACAAGAATGCCGTGCTTGAGGGCAATCTCGTACATGATCCTTTGCGTGTCGTTGAGGTGTTTTGGTGGCTCCATCTCTATGACCGGAGTTTCTTCGCTTTGCTCTGTCTCTGCCGCTCTTTTCTGCTCAGGCGGCGGCAATTTTTTGATTGGGAGTACGATGACGCCATTCTTTATTGCCGCCTCTTTGGAGGCCGTTTCAATGCGTTGGCGGACATTCTTGTAGTGCTGATAGAGAGCTTCCGGCGTGTTAAATTCCATTTTACTTTCTCCATTCTTGAATTTTTTCTTCGATGGCCAAGACCATCACCAACGTGAAGAAGCCGCAACCGACAACAGTTAGGACGGCAATTGCGGTGGCGCTAATAATACCCAAACCAAACAGGTAAGACATCTTTCCCCCTAGTCCCAATAGCCGGGTGCCCTGCGCACCATGGCGACGTAAATTCTCTTGTACCGCTGCGCATGCTTACGCAGTCGGATTGCCCAGCCGCGTGCCCCAGCAACATGGCATGCTGACATCTCGGCGTCGGTGCGCACGCCGCTCTGGATGCACAGACGCATGTGCGCAATGCCAGCCGCAATCCCATACTCTGCCTCGTTCAGGCGGCGTGGGTTAAACCCCATGGCGCGGGCAGACTTTGGCATCACCTGCATGACGCCCCTCGCCTTGCCGTGGCGCGTGCGCGGCCCGACAGCCTTCGGATTAAACCTGCTCTCGACGTAGGCTATCTTTACTGCTGACTTTACCCATCGGCTGCCCAGCTTCTTTCTAGCCTGATGGGCAACCATGCGGCGCACGATCCGCTTGCGCTTTGATACGCTACGGACATGTCTGATGTCCTCGTCGTATGCGATGATAGCGGGGGCTTTTAGCCCGCGGCTCCAATAGTTTTTGTCCTTGCGGAAAAAGTCTGCCGCATCGTTCTCTTGCGCACCCACTGGGCCAGCGAATGCAATCACTGCTGCGAGTGTGAGGGCCAATTTCATTTTACTTCTCCTTCTTTGGTATTTTGCTAAATGCCCCATCAATAATTTGCAAGCTCTTCTCCAAAGCCCTTTCGGCCTCTTCGATTTCGATTGCGGCAAGTTCCGCGTATCCCGCGATGTCGCGCCAACTGTCAACGTGATTGTTGTCGCCCTGCAATATGCGGGTGACTTTCAACGCAATCATTTCAAGACTGGTCACTTGCGGATCAGTCAACTTGCCTTTGCTCCAATTTGGCCCCGTAGCCCACAGGCGCACGGTGTCTTGGATCATGCGAGCAACGTCGCCGTAATTGCCGCTGACTTTTTCTCTTTCGTTCAATATCTCGTTTACGTTTTTCATTTTTCCCTCTTCTATTTAGACGGCTTCAGTGCCGCCAACAATGAGCGTTGCGTCATGTCCTTATGCGCAAGGACGCCCATAACTCTCTCGTCGATAGTTCCCCTACCGATCACATGCAGAATGCGGACAGGCTTTTCTTGACCCTGCCGGTGCAGTCGCGCATTGAATTGCTGGTAATACTCCAAGGACCATGTCAGGCCGAACCAGACAATCAGGCTGCCGCCATTCTGCAGGTTGAGCCCGTGCCCAGCAGACGCCGGGTGGGCGAGAAGCATTTTAATCTCACCGGCGTTCCACCTGTCAATGGTTGTTTGTTTTTTGTCGAGGACAACTGCGTCGGGGAAACGGGCCTGCAGCCGGGCAAGATCCGACTTGTAGTTGTATGCAACCAGCAGCGTCTCGTTTGGATTGTCCTCGACGATTTCCTCCAAGGCGTCCAGTTTGGCCTTGTGCGTCTCTGACCAGTTATGCTTGTCGTCGGTGTAGATTGCCCCATTGGCGAACTGCAGGAGCTTGTTGGCGAGGACTGCCGCTGTCGCCGCCTCGACCTCTTCGCCGTCCTCCAGCTCCGCCAGTAGCGTCTTCTCGAAGTCCTTGTATATCGCCAGCGCCTCGGAGGGCAGCTCGACATTTTCAACCAAGTCTATGCGCGGCGGTACGTCGAGATAATCATCCGCGCTCATGTGCAGGACGCGGGGCTGGATCAGACTGTGGATTTTGTCGGCAGCACCTTCCCTGATGTTCCACTTGTAGCCCATGTAGTCGCTCTCGAAGAACCGCTGCTTGTAGCCGGTTACAGTGCGGCCAAGGGCCTCTCCGAAGTCGATCAGGAACATCTGGGGCCACAGGTCCAGCAGGCTGTTGGGTGACGGCGTGCCGGTCAGCAGGACCATGTATTCCGTCATCGGAAGAATGCGCCGCAGTGACCTGAACCGCTTCGTCGATGGGTTCTTGAAGCTGCTGCTCTCGTCAATGATCACCATGTCGAACGGCCACTTGGGGCCGTAGTGCTTAACGAGCCAGTCAACATTCTCGCGATTGATGACGTAGACGTCTGCCGAGGTCATCAGCCCCTCCAGACGCTGCTTTGCCGATCCTGTGCAGACCGAGACGCGCATGTGATCGAGGTGCGCCCACTTGTAGACCTCCTGCTTCCAAACGCTGTTGGCGACGCGAAGGGGCGCGATAACGAGCGTCTTGCGTATCTGGAAGTCGTCGATCAGGTCGCTGACCGCCGTCAGTGTGGACGTCGTCTTGCCCAGACCCATGTCGAGGAAGAGGCCGCACCGCTTGCGGTCTTTGATGAAGGACACGGCGCGGTTTTGGTAAGCATGTAGATTGTTACGGTCTAGCATTTGATTTGGCTTACATCTTCCAGTTTTGAGATTACTAACACCGTGCAGCCAAGCGACCGTCGCTTTTCGTGGTCGCGCTCCTGCAGCGGCGTAGGCTTTTTTCCGGGGGCTTTACATTCTACAAATATGATCCTGCCACCCGGGAGCGTGACAATACGGTCTGGCACGCTCCGGCGTCCGGGGGAGACAAATTTTTCGCATAACCCTCCAAGGTCTTTCACTCGACGTACAAGTGCTCGCTCTATTAGCTTCTCTAGCATCAGCGAACCTTATTCGTCAATCAAGTTTCTGAAATTTTTGCATCGGGATGATGACGCACGGCTCGATGTCCTGAGCGTCGCCCCGATCACGTCTTCCAGCCGTCTTCAGTTTCATTTCTGGCCAAGGATCTTCGGCTTTTAACCTGTACACAAAAACACCGTCGGTCAGGCCAAGAACCAGAATGAACGCTATATTGTGCGTCTCTTTCCAGCGTCGTCCAGCCTGCCACTTGTGTGCGCTCAGGATCAGGCCGCCCAACCCGTCCAACGTATCGTAGTCGTAGTTTCGGCATTTAATCTCCATCACCGCAACGATCCGGCCCTCGCGGGTCAGAGAATAGTCAACCTCGCACGCGATCTTCAACTTGTCTGCATCGCAGTCCCAGCGCCTTTCCAGCATCTCGGCGATCACCCGCTCGTTCTTGCGGTCTGTCGCGGTCTCGTACATGGGTCGCGGCATCGTTACCTCTCGCAGCACACCAGCTCGGCGATGACGCTGTAGTGGCCGTGGGGGGCCTGCATGGGCGTTATCGTGCATCCGCTCGTCCAAACAGTATTGACGTCGTTCAGGCGGGCGTAGAAGAAGTATCTTATCATACTTCAACCCCCACGTCTTTCAGCGCCTCCTGCGCCAATATAAGGTATCTGGCGTAGTCCATGTCGCACGGCATCTTCTCCGGCAGCTCCATCATGGGTTTTGCGCCCTCGGACCGAGGCACGCGGTTGGAGTTCCTCGCGTAGTGAATGGCCTCCCCCTGCATCGCCTCTGCCGAGTAGTAAAACCGCACAGCCTTGCCGAGGAACTGCCCCCGCCACACTGCGCCGCCCGTCACTGTCCGTATATGTACAAACCGCCACACGTCGTTGCTCGGCACTATCGTGTTGCGTAGAGGCGTCCCTTTGCTCAGATAATTGGCGACGGCGTCACTGACAATCTGGAAGTCGGCGTTCTTGTTCAGCAGCGGCTCGGCGTAGACACCCTTCCGCTTGGTCTTGCCGTCCAACTTAACCGCAATGTAGTTATTCACGTCCCGGCTGTGCAGCGAGCGGTAGTCTGACCGCTCAAGCTCAAAGCTGGTCTGCATCGACCACTCAAACGTCAGCCCCATGATCGTGTCTTCGAGTGCCTTGTCAAACAGGACGACGACGCCGTCGGTGTTGGCGCTGACAACCTTCGCTCCGGCATCCTCCAGCATCTCGATCAGCATTAGCAGACAGAGCTGGCCGGTGACCGTGGTCTGGATCATCAGCTCCGGCGCGTACAGACTGGAGTACATGCTGCCCAGCTTCCCAAACGACCCGTTCACGACGATCTTCAGGGTGTCTGCCGTCACCTTGTCGCCCGCCGCCTTCGCCTTCAGCCGCCGCGTGACAATGTCCTTGTAGACTGTCAGGAAGTCTGCCCCCATGGACTTCGGCGACAGCCGCTGCTTCAGGATGATATTAGGGTAGTAGCTGGCGACGTCGAAGTCGGCAAGGATCTGCTCGGATGTTGCCTCGACGGTGCGGGACTTCTCGCAACTGTGCAGGCCGCCAATGCCCATCTTGTACTCGGTGTCACCGATCACGATTTTCTTGTTCTGCAGCTCTTTTGGGAGCTGCACAGAGCCGTTCAGTCCGACGGGGAAGTCGCTATTCAGAACCATGCGGAACACTTCCTGCAGGTGCGGCGACTGGAACTCAACGAAGCCGGGGTCTTCGTACTTCAGCAGAGACCCAATCTCAGCCTTGCGCGGCTTGTAGGACTTGCCGGTCAGCTCTGTCAGCTCATGCTTGATAACCGCCTCGGCGATCTGGGCGTCGCTCTTGCTGCGCAGGTCGATGCCGCCATACTGCTGACCCATCTCCTCCCGCAGGCGTATCTGGCTCTCCATAGCCCGGTAGAGGCGCTCGGTAGTGTCGAGATCGTTCGCGCAGTATTTCCGCATCTCTGCCGCCTGATCGGCGGTAATCATGGCGTCAGGCTCGCTGGGGAGATCCTGCATGCGCGGAGCGTTCAGCCTTCCCCCGTAAATCTTCAGGCTGGCCTTTCCGGGCGCTACCTCGAAGAGATCGACGTGGTCCCACTGCGGCAACTGCAGATCATACTGCTGTGCGATCTTCCAAGCCGGTAACTTCGACTTGATCAAGTCATCCGACAGCTCTTTTATCTGCGAGCATTTCCACCCGGCGAGGGCGGCGGCAATGATATAGAGATCGTAGGAATTTCCGTTGAAGCTGATTGTCGTGTCTGACGCCAGTAGGCGATTTATTCTGCGAGGATCGACTGATTGGCCCTCGAACATTTCAATCGTTGCGTATTTTCCAACTTCTAATTTTTTGAACATAAGCAAAAAGTAATTCCGATAAACTTCGCAGTCCAAGATAAGCATGAGGAGTAGCCTCTTTCTTTTTAAGTTTGACAATTATTGCTCCGCCGCGACCCTTCTGGAGCATGTCCATGAAATTGTCTCGCAGAGTACCTAAACGCAGATGGGCCGGATTACAACAGCGACGGTTGTCGCAATAGTGCATCACAACGTCTTTCTTGCCGGTGATGTCTACGTCTGGATTGGCCAAGAAGAACGCTACGCGGTGAGCAGAATAGAGCTTCTGGGATATTTTTATGCGACCGTATCCGGCGGCTACGGCGGTTGATTTCCAGTCCCAACACTCATCATGTTCACGCACATCTACCTTCGCCCAGAACCGTTCGACATCCTTTTCAGTCATCTCTGGTATTGGCTGCGGCAAGTGCCTGTGTTTTCTTTTGGCCATGTTGCCTCCAAAAAATACTCCCCGGAAGTATTATCCGGGGATCGTACTTTGGAGCAACTATTTCTTTGCGACCGCTATGTAGTCAAACTTTTTCTTACTCACGCGCCGCTGGAGCAGATGAACTCTCCCCATCTCGTATTGGGCGTAGGCGGTGTCGGAAACTTCTCGAACCGTAAAGGCTTGGGCTTTTCGCTTCGCGCCCTTAAACACGCTTGGCTCTGCTTGTCTGGACAGTTCGCCGGTGAAATAGACGAACGTCTCGCCGGGCTTCAGTGTGCGGAGGCGTGCGACAGCTTCGTTGTAATCTGTTTTCATTTTTATCTTCCTTTCGATTGGTTTCAGTTTCTGATTCTAAAAGTTGCCCCGACAAGGGCTGGTACACTTGTCGGGGCTGTCTGGTTGGCCAACAAGCAGGAAGTCCACCAGACTTGCCGACGGCCATGGAGAAACCGTCCGCAATTACGCATTACATGAAGTCAACGTCTTCGTCATCGTCGAATGCGTCGAAGTCATCCAAACTCGCACTCACGCCATCAGAGAACGGTTTCCCGTCCTTGAAGAACTGAACTCCGAGGAGGTTCGCGTTAATCCGCTTTCCATATTCGTTGTTCTGTGCCCACAGTTCGACCGTCGCATTGACGTAGCACCCGGCATAGAGACGGTTGTCATTCTCTGTCAGTGCGCTCTTGTCGCGGTCGACCGCCATGGGCCGCTTCTGGCTACTGGCCTTGAACGACATAGTATTGTCGTAGCCGTCGTAGCCAATCTCGTCCCCGTCCTTCATACAGACTTTGTCCGAACCGAGTTTCGCACCCTTCAAACCGGTCTTAATCATGGACTTAATCGCCTCGTTGATCTCTTCGATCTTGTCGGCGTGCTTATCCTTGTCGAGAAGGAAGGTGGCCTCAAACTTGGTCTCCTTGCCGTTGAACACGGCCTTATGGAAAATGCTCGGGAAGGAGAGACGGACATTGTTCAGCTTGATTTTCATAGTTTTACCTTTCAGTTTTAGTTGAAACGCCGAAGCGTCTCTTTCGGATTAGTCTTCAAAATCGTCTGGGTCAACAACATCAAACATATCAACCACAGACTTTATTGCTGGCCGGGGGTCATGCTCCGGCGCGATGGTCGGCGCGCCCTGCGGCTTTACGATCAGGTGAGAAATTCTGTCGGCGTGCTTTTTGCCAATTAGTTTCTCAGCCTGCGACGGCGAAATCAGTTTCCGGCTGAAAATCTGATTGTCGTCGTAATACTCAGACAGAAACTCTTCCGCATCACTCTCACTCTGCCACTTCCGCAGGCTACGACCCTCGACCAGTTTGAACCCCTCAAAGCCTTCGCCTGCGACGAGCTTTTCTTTGACGGTCTTCTCGACAGCCGAGAGCCACGCCTCGATCATGGGCTTGCGCAGCATGACCATGGACAACTGCCTTTGCGTGAGACTGTTTGCTGGCTTCGACGGTTCAAGGTCATCAAAGTCTGCAAGGATGGTCTCGGCAGTCATCTTCATCAGCGCCGGGCACGTCGCCTTTGCCTTGCAGAAGCGGCACTGCTTCTCTCCCGGCACGCGAGGCGCGTCGGGCTCCTGCGTCGCCTCAGCAGCCTGCCGCATGGTTTCGCCAAACTTCATCAAGTCGGAGACCGAAATCTCGAACTCGCTGATGTGATCTAGTCGTGGCTGGACAATACTCACCTTGACGGTCTTTGGACGCCACAGCCACTCGAACTCAGAGTAGGCCCCAAGAGCATACAGGAGAGCCTGCGGGTTATTATCCGCAAACACTTGAACCCCTTTGCCGTACTTTAGATCTACGACGTGCAGCACGTCGTCAGTGATCAGGATCGTGTCCGCCGTGCCGAAACCGTCCGTCACCCAGTCGGCGAAGCTGACGCGGCGTTCAACAAAGAGCGCCTTCACCTTGCGTTCCGGATACAGGTTCATGACGTAGTCGACGTACATATGCACGCCGTCAATCATCTCCTGATCCTTCGTGTAGTCTTCCGGCTTCCCTTGGCGGTTAAGAACCTTCTCCATGATGTCGTGCGCTCGCGTGCCTTCCTCGGCGAACGATGACGAACGATCAGGGATACCTTCCTCTGCGGCGACTGAGCCGGGGCACGCCGACCAGCGATGTGCCCCGGACGCGCTCAACTTAGCGTGAGCCATCAGTTGAGCCCTTTCTTTTTTTCGTCTTTCTCTTCTGCAACTACCGACACGATCATTGCGCGAACCTCAACCATGATTACATCGATGGCCTCTTCCTGCTTCTCTGGCGGGAGAGATCTAGCGATGGTCGTGCCGAGAGAAGACACAAGAGACGTCACAACTTCAAGGACGCTGAAATTCATCTCTGAGAACATTGCGTCCATCACGCGCCACGCGCTGAAGATCCTGTCTTCAGAAACGTTGTCGGTATCTTTTTCATTTTTGTCAGTCATACTTCTCTCCTTTTGCGATGCGTGTTGCGATGCTAAGAAGCCTGCCGTGGATTTCGGCGTAGTGTTCTGGCTTGACGTTCTGGACGTGGTTGTAGCCGTATTCTTTCAGGATTGGCGGGACGATATTCTTACCCCCGTTGGTTGCCTGCGCAATCTCAAACATGACCTTGTACATCTCGTCATAGGTGATGCCTTGATCCGGCAAAGACTGGTCTTCCGCTGCCGTCTCTTCTGCCGGAGCTGTTACACGGTTCTCACCACTTTTTTTCTTGGGCTTTGGAGCGGCTTCAGACTTCTTGTCCACAGGCGTATCCACAACAGGTGTTGACGCTGCCGCCCCTTTTGCCGCTAACTCCTCGACCGCGGCGGCCATGCGTTCGACCGCCTCGATCAACTTTCCAAATTCTTGTTCCATCATTTTGTCCTCTCTCTGCTCTTGTAGAGAGTGATTGATTACGATATGAAACGATTTGTGTCAATTCCAGTGGGAGAAAAATTTTGAAGCCGCTAACATCATCGAAACTGGCCGCCCTTCTGGGCGTGTCTAAGGTCACCGTTCTGCGACTGGCGAAGGAGGGGGAGATACCATTCCTGCGTCTGCCGTCGGGGCATTACAGGTTTTACTTTGAAGACGTCCGCCGGGTTCTGGAGCCGACGCCGCTTGAGCTGCTGGAAATGCGCAGAAACAAAATTGAACGTAAATAAAATTATCCACAGCTTTCGAGGGGGTTCAGATGACCGAACAAAAAGCAAAATTCACCGTCACCTACTGCAGGGACTTCAACTCTGCGGAAGTCATGCACCTGAGCTGGGAACAGCTTGTGAAGGGCTTCGCCAAGTCGGTGGAGTTCGACAGCAAGGAGGAGTCAGCCAAACGCGCCTCGTTCATTGGGGGGCCGCTGACTGACCCGTCCAAGGGCCGCAAGGGTAACGTCGCCGTCCGCCACTTGGCTGTGCTCGACTACGACAAGGTCGACATGACGATCGGGCAGTTGG